ATGAAAATCAACAGCTTATCTGTCAGTGGGCCGCATCTTAGCGCCTATGTTTTACAGAGCTTTTCGAAGCTGTGTGACCCACTTTCCGGGCCCGGCCCGTTCTCGGCGTTCGCCGCGATCATCGCTTCGGCCGCGGCTGTTTTCGCCTTGGCCGGATCAACCGCAGCCGAGCCGATCGCCTCCGAGCGGATCGAGGTGATCGATGGCGACACGATCCGAATCGACGGGCGGTCGCCGTCGCACCGGCTGGTCGGCTTCAATGCGCCGGAGACGTTCCGGGCGGCAAACGCGGCCGAGCACGAGCTGGGCCTGAAGGCCGCGGAGCGGCTGCGCGCGCTCGTCCGTGCCGGCCATCTGGATTACACTGAGGTGCGGTGCTCCTGCCGGCCGGGCACCGAAGGAACTCCCGCCTGCAACTACGGCCGCCGCTGCGGCGCGCTCCGCGCCGGCGGCGAGGATGTCGGGACCATCCTGATCCGTGAGGGCCTCGCGGTCCCCTTCATCTGCGGCCGCACTGGCTGTCCGCCAACACCAAACCCGTGGCGGTGATCGGTAACGCGAGGAAACCAAATGACGATCGTTAATCGAAGCACCCTCGCCGCGCTGAAGGCCTATAAAGCGATGGACGATGGCAACGCCGTCGTGAACCGCCGGGCCCTGGACGAGGCAATTTCAGCCCTGGAAAACGCGACGGCCGACCCTGCATCGATCAAGATCAACCCGATGTCGACAGCCCCTCGGGACGGCACTCTGGTTTACATCTATGAGGAGAACGGCAGCAACATCCAGTCTACACTGGCTCGCGTCGTCCCGACTTGGGTGACCGACGAATTCATACCGCACGATATCAGCGCCACCGACACCAGCGGCATGAACCACGGCGCAATCCCCAATGAGTTCGCTCTCGGATGGCTCCCGGCTTGAACCTTCACCACGGCGAGAACATCCGGGTAACGATGCGGCGGCTGAAGGTGCCGCGACCCCTCAGAACGAACTGACTTTGATCTCGTGTTCGTACTTCAGGATTCCGCTGACGAGCACAATAGTGCGACCGCCCGGATGATCTTCCACGGAGATCTCAGAGCGCAGGCACCCGGCGGCCAATAGCCCGGCCAAAACATCTTCCAGCCATTCGCCTCTGGATTTTCTCGCGGCAGCCACGAGTTCGTTAATCGTCATCGGTCGGCACCATCCAGCGCATTACAGCGTGGACTCTGCACTTCATCCGGTTGTTTCGCAAGCTCAGGCCGCGCCGGCGTGGTTGCACAATCGGCGCCGCGCCTCACCTTCCGCGAGACACTGAGATGAAGTTGACGAAGGCGCGTTGATTTGCCGGCATCGCTTCAAGGCGCATGCACGATGCTGCGAAGCATGCGGAATTGACCGAGGCGCGGCCGAACCGGCGGACCGCTAAGCGAGACCAGTCTACCACAAGAACAACAAGACTGGGTCGCTTTGGAACTTCACCTCGCGTTTCGGGACGAGCGCCTGCTCATCGCCCGCTTTGTCGTCTCGCTTCTCCAGGATCTCCACACCAGCCTGTTCCCGGCCCGCTCCGGCAGCGTCGGGCGGGATGCGGATGCGGTGCTGGTAGCGTGCTGCGTCACCATCGGCCACGCCGAGGGCCGGCCGATGAACGCCAGCAAGGTGGCGCACGTGCTCGGCATGCCGCGGATGACCGCCGCCAGGCGCCTTGGCGAGCTTGCCGAGGCCGGCGCGATCACCCGGCGCGGCCGCGACTATCTGGTCTCGGACGAGCGGATGAAACAGCTCACGCTGATGGAGCTTCGCCGCATCGCCGCGCGGCTGCGCAAGGCCGCCGATGCGCTCGATCGCACCCAGGCGCGGTGATCCTGTCCGAACGGACAGGGAAAACCGCCCATTTTGGGCAGTCGTGTTGTTGAAACACCGCGCGAACGCGCCCCACAATTCCACCGTTAGTGAGTATGTGGAGTGCAATTGCCGTGATTTACCATTTCCAGGGGCTGCTCGAGACCGACGCCCGGATCATCGCCGAAGACGATACCTACGCCGTGATCGCCGTGCGGGTGGCGAAAGCCACCATCGCCCGCAATCTGCCCTTCCTCGCCGCCCTCGGCGATCTCGCCCCCGCCGCCAAGCCCGCCGCCGACCCGCTGCCGCAGCGCTGAAACGCCAAAGCCCCGCCGCTCGGCAAGAGCGACGGGGCTGGGCGTAAATCGTTGGCGCAGATTGCGCGGGGGAGTTGTCAAGCATATCTTGACAACTCATCCGATGGCGCCATCCAAGCTACGTTCGCAAGGAAAAACCCCGATGTCAGAGACACTACGCATCGATCTTACCGAGCACGAACGGGACGGCAAAACGATCGCGTTCGAATTCGAGATTGTCGATGGCAATGTCCGGATTACAGAGCACTGGTCGGAGGAAGACGAGAGCTACGGCCCCGGCTGTAGGATCAACATTCCACCGAGGGTTTGGGCATTAGGCTGTGCTTGGGTGCAACAGCGACGGGGCGGGGCGACAAGTTTACACTCAGCCGATCCGAATTTACTGATCGCCACTATCAGTTGACATATCGGCCGTTTTAGTTGCTGCCCTTGAACGGCGAGAACGTCACCTCGAACGGGCCGCGCCACAGCGTTTGCGGCGGAGCGCCGGGCAGCGTGACGCGCAGATAGTCCTGATATTGGTCGGCAGCGATCGCCGCGGTGAAGGCCGACGGCAGCGTGATCACCAGCTTGCCGGCGGCAGCGTCCACCACGGCGATATAGTCCGTGAGCGACGCGCGAGCGACCGTAACCTTCTTGTTGTTCACCAGCGCCCATTCGATCACCGCTCCGGTCAAATCCATCGGCGTGCCGTCGGCGTTCTTCGCGGTGCCGTTGATCTGCCAGCCGTCGCCCTGCGGCATGTCCGGCACGCGCGGATGCTGCAACGTCATGTGTCCTGCCCTCGCAATTGAATGGCGCCGCGCGCCTGCCCGATCACCGCCGCAGCGCCGGCCGCCTGCCCCCGCAGCACCACCGGCCCCGCCGCCTGCCCGGTGATGAAGCGCACCGCGATCCGCTGAATGGTGCCATTGCCAAACCCGACGATCAGGTCGATCGCCGGCACGCTCTCGGCCAGCCCGGTGTCGATCAGCACCACCGGCGCCGCGTCATCATCCGGCGCTGCGGACTCGCCCGTCGCCGCCGCGATCGCCACCCACAGCACGGCTTGATCGCCGGCGGCCGCAGCCGCGCTCGCCTGCGCCGCAGCGGAGATCGCCTGCGCCAGACTGTCCGTGAAGCTGGCCACATCAGCCGCAGCCACCGCAGCGACAGGCCCCGCGGCCGAAGCCTCGCCCGCCGCGGCGACGGCCGCCGCAGCGACGGCCAGGCTGGCGGAAGCCGCCGCACCATCGCCGGCCGCGCCGGTCGCAGCCATCACAGCGGCCGCGATCGCCGAGGCCACGGCCGCAAGATCTCCAGCCGCGATCGTCTCGCCTGCCACGGCCTGAAACCCAGCCGAGCCGGTCGCTGCATCGCCGCCCGCGCCGGCATCTGCCTGCGCCACGCTGAGCGTCGCCGCAGCCACAGCAACGCTGACTGCGGCATTGCTCTCCAGGGTCCCCACAACAGCCGAAGCCGTCCCGGCCGCAGCCGCTGCGGCCGCCGCCGTCTCGGCGGCACTCGCGGAGGTGGAGGATCCGGTCGTCGCGCTGTCGGCCGCACCTGCGGTGTCCGCTGCCGCCGCGGCGAGCGCCGCACCGCCCGCGCTGGCCTCTCCAGCCGTCCCCGTGTCGGCAACAGCACCGGTGACCGCAGCCGCGACGCTGGAGGCCTCAGAGGCCGCCCCAGCCTCGCTGATCGCCGGAGATGCAGCCGCCAAGGCAGACGCTGCACCCCCGCTGCCGGCCGTCTCAGCGCCCGCCAGCGCCACAGCACTGGCAGCCGTCAGGCTCTCGCCAGCCGCGCCCGAATCCGCCACCGCCGCGCTCAGCGGCACGCTGCTGCCGATCGCCTCGCCAGAGGCCGCGGTTTCGGCCGCCGCAACGGTAATCACCACTATTGCGGTCTGAGCGGCATCCGATGCCCCACTTTCCGCCGAGGCCGCAACCTGCGACACCAGGACAGACGCGGCGTCGCCGAGAGATGCGCTCTCGGTGAGCGATCCCGAGGCGCTGCTGCCACCGGCGGCCGCCGTAAAGGCAGCCGCGACCAAGACACCCGCGCTAGAATACGACACCGCTCGATTGGTCAGCCCGCCACCGGGGTTGTCGAACTTACCTCCATAGATAGTGTTGGTTGTGTCCGCATACGCAGAGGTGACGCCCACCCACGAAGATGGCGACCCACCTCCCGCAACCGCAATCAGCGAGCCGCCAGCCCCAACATCGATGACGCCATTGTCGGCTGGAACGCCGATCGTGTCGGATGGGGTTGCCCCGGTCGCACCAGAAAGCGCGAAGACGCCTTCAACAACCGATTGATGCGATGCTGCGCCAGTGGTTACGACGCTCGCAGAGGTTCCCGTCGGGACGACAGCGCTCAACAATGCCAGAACGGCGCCGACGTTAACCTGGGTGATTGTAGCAGGCACCCCGCCGATCGTAGCCGACATATAGTCTACGCCGGCCAGATTGAAGACGCATACCACCACGACGCGGTCGGCGGCGGCAGTCCCGATCGGAACGCCGGTAACTGTCGATGTCGTCCCGGTCGATCCCGTGCGCGCAGTGCTGTCCGTTAGCGTCGAGGTGACGCTCCCACCTCCGCCACCTCCAGAACTGGTCTCAGTGACCTCGATAAGCCAATTTATCCAGCCGGAAGCCGTTCCGGTGATCGTCTGGTTGGTCGATGACCAGGACGTCACGCCGCCGGTGCTATGCGCGGCGGTTTCTGCCGTCGCGTCGACACCGTCGGAGATGTTCGTCATGCCGCTCGGCGCGGTCTCGATCGTCGTATCGACGGATCGATGGCCGATGAAGCCGAGCAACATCGAGCTGCCGTCGGTGACGTTGAGCGTCAGCGCCGGCCAATTGATCGTGTTGGTCGTTCCAGCGTTGTTGACGTTGGCGCCGACATCAGCCGTCGTGCCGGAAGATGGACGGGCGATCGCGATTTGAAGCCGCGACGAGCTCGTCCACGTGCCCGTCGTCTCGCTCGACGATGCGGCGATTTTCTTGGCGAACCTGACCGAGCAACTGGTGCCCGTCTTGGTGCCAGTCCCGATCGCCGTCCATCCGGCCGGCAGCGTCGGCGGCGTGGTGGAGCCGTCGCGAAACCCAAAGCCGACGATGACGTCTCCCGCCTGATGAGACGGCAGCGTTGCCGATGTGGTCCCGACCGCTTGGCCGACGACGCTTGCAGTCACGAACGTGCGGTCCTCAGCCGATAGCGATCGACGTGATGTCGGCGTTCTCGTCGACGGTGATCACAATCCGGTCGGTCTGCGGCGGCCCGGCCGAGACACCGGGCTCGATCCAGCAATAGGGAATGCCGGTGCCGTCGAGCTTCGACATCAGCACGTCGGAAATCGGCATCGGAATCGACTCTTTGTCGGTGTTCCAATTCTTGCCGACATAGGGCTGCAGCTCGGCGAGCTTGTCTTGTAAAGCCGTCATGGGTCTATCCTTCAGGTGCTTTTTTGGATTGCGCGCGCAAACTCCGCGCCGCGCGGTCTCGGCGCGCTAGGCGGCCGCGGTGACGACTTCGAGCTGATCCTCGGCGAACCAGCGCTGCTGCTCGACGCCCTCGGCGTCGGTCCAGACGAACAGCACCTCGCGGGTGCCTTCCTTCGGGTCGAAACGCTGCTCGGCGAGCGTGCCGGTGAACGTCGAGTGCGGAATGCGCGCGGCATCCCCGACTTTGAGAGACATCGTGCTGTACTCCTAGGTGGTTTAGGTGATCGTTCCGGTCCAGGTGACGTTGACGGTCCAGCCGTTCTGCACCGTGAAGCTGCCGCCGGTGAACGCGCCGACCGAGTACATGATGCCGGTCGTGCCGCTCTTGGTGCTGTTGGTCACCAGGAAGGCGCCGGCCAGCGTGCCCGCGGCATTGATGCTGAACGAGGTGCTGGTGGTCGCCTTGGAGCCGGCCGACGCCGCATTCCAGCTCACGCTGGGGCGGGTCGAGTTGCTGTAGCCGACGTTCTCGGTCCAGCCCGCATGCGACGCGATGGTGTCGCCCGCGTTGTAAGTCGGTGTCGAGCCGCCGTCGACGAGGCCCATGTACCACGCCGCCGTGTAGGCCGATCCCGCGAAGTACTTGTCGAGCAGATCGTTCTTGCCGGCCGTGGTGACGAGATTTTCGATCTCGGTCTCCCACTGCTTCACGCCGTGCTCGTCGAAGCACTCGACCAGATACCGGCCGCGCGCCTTGGCCTGATCACAGATTGCACCTGGCAACCCGGCGACGACGGACGCAACAGCGCCCGACAGAAGCTCCTCAGCAGCGTTCATTGATGGTGATCTCCATGTTGATTTTGGGATGTGCAGAATCTGCAAACAACGTCACCGCGGCCCGGTCAGGCCGCGGTGTTCGATCGCGCCGAGCCGCGTTTCGACGGAGTCGAGGCGCACGTTCTGGCGGGCGTCGCTGGTGAGGATCTCGGTCATGCGATCGAAGCCGGCGGCGAGCTTGTCCTGCCCCTTCTCGACCGCCATCATCCGCAGCGAGATCAGCGCCAGTTCGCTGCGCAGCTGGGACATCTCGGTCCGCAGCGTCAGATAGACGCCGAAGCCCCCACCGATGCCGCCGGCCAGCCATCCGATCAGGATGAGGATATGGCCGAAATTGTAAGTCGGCTCGAACCGCGGCCGCGGCACGATGTCGTTCATCGTCATGAATGCCCACCCCGAAGTCTAACCGCCCGGCGCACCGCGCGCCGGACGGCATCAGTTGCCGATCACGAGCCCTGCCCGGCGAAGCGTTCGCGCTGGTGCTGCTGGCAGGTGCGGGTCGCGGTCAGATTGGTGTTGGCGCGCTTCAGCGCCACGACGTGCTGGGCCAGTGCGGCTTTCGGGTTCTGCCCCTCGTCGCGGCGCGGCGACGGGACGTTCTCGGCAAGGTTCTCGCAATCGCGCGGGATCTGCACCACCGCAGCCGGCGGGCTACCGCTCGAGGTCGCGCATGCGCTTAAGGTCGTCGCGAGTGAGAGGATCAACGCAACCTTTCCGCTTCGCCAATTCAGACTCATAGTCTTCGACCTTTCGTTGGGCATCGTTCGCTTTGGCTTCGGCCTGCTGTCGCAGCCGCGCAGCTTCCGCAGCCGAAGCGGCCTGCTGTTCGAGCTGCTTGTTCGACCACGCGAGATTGTCGCGCAGCTTCTTGGTCTCGGCGCGCTCGTCGGCGATGCGGGCGCCGAGCACCGCACCAAACATCAGCAGCGCGATGTAGCCGATGGCCGTCGCGGTGCTCACGTAGGTTTCCAGGGCCGGAAACCACCGCACCAACGGAAAGTTGGTGATCAGGATGGCGATCGCCGCAACGACCGCCAGCGACATGATCACCACGTCCGACGTGGCCGCCAACCAGAACAGGTCGATCAACATCTCACTTCCTCCAGATCATGCAGAGCAGCGAGAGCCCGACGAACACCGCCGTCAGCGCATAGAGCCCGCTCGCGTCGTAGCTGATTGCGGCTTGTCCCACGCGATCAGTCCTCCCGCAGGCACCAGGGCCGCTCGCCCCACATCGCATCGGTGCGGCGGTTGAGCAGGCCTTTCATGAAGTTGCCGTTGGCATAGACGTACTTGACCATCGCGTCGCAAGCCTCGCGGATGCGGCCGGCATTCAGATCGCGGGCGATCGACGTTCCGCACACCTTGCCGACGCCGAGATTGACCGCGAACGAGGCGATCGCCGCCTGACGGTGCGGCGGCATCTCCGGCAGCGACGGAACGCACAGCACAACCTTGTCGGCATAGCGCTCGCCGACATGCGCTAGCTCGTGCTCGCACTGCTCCTTGGTGAAGGTCATACCGGCCTTCAACCACGGCCAATCGTAGTTGGTGATTCCGCCGCACACGGTGATCACGCCCGGCGGATCGAACGGCAGGTGCTTCGCGACGAGGTTCATGCCCTCCCAATGCGCGATCAGCACGCCAGCGAGCGCTGCACCTGCAACGGACAGGCCGGCCTTGTGGGTCGTCTTCATGTGTCTGTTCCTGGTTGTTTGAGGATGCGGGCGAGCCCGTAGATGATCGACAGCGCCACGCCGATCACGGCGTAAGCTAGCGGTGGGACCACGCTGGCGATGCCGGGCCACACCATCAGCAGTCCGCCGACGGCCGACCACAGCAGCGCCCCGCCGAGCGCCGCGCGCATCGACCACAACCGCCGCGCCTCGCGCTTCCACTCGTCAATCAGGGTCAAGCGCTTCGGCCGCGCACGCGCGGGCGCGGCCTCGGGATCGAGGTCGGTCATGACGAATGCTCCGTTGATGATCGGCCGCTCGCCGCAGCCTGGACTTTCGGCCGCCCGCTAGGGCGTGGCTGCAAGAGCCGCGTCGATCGCAGCCGTTGTGGTGATCGCGCCGGCCGCGACCTGATCCTTGATGGTGCGTGCCGCGAAGATCAGCGCCTGTTTGCGCGCCGCCTGTGCCCGACCGAAGGCGATCACGGTCGGGGCATCCATCTTCACCTTGGTATTGTCGAGCGCGATCCACTCGAAGTCCGCATCGGGATCTGCCCAGCGATAGTTTCCAGGCTGTGCGCCGCCTGCCACAGCCATCGACGCCATCAGCGCCGCGCCGATGATGTTCTCGCGATCGGTCGGCCGCGATTGGTAGACGACGCCACCGAAGGTGAACCCCGCATCGATCAACTCGTCGCGCTTGATGGTCGTGTAAAGGCTAAGGTCGGCAAACAGACCATATGGCGTCAGCACATCCTGCAGCGCCGCGATGGTCTGACTTCCAGTCTGGTCGCGCGGCCACGGTGTCGGCCTGTTCTCGGCGGTCCATGCCACATAGGCAGGATGGCTTTCCGCCACCAACGCCTGCGCGGCGCTGGAGAACAGCCGCCCATCGTCGGAGAGCCAGTACCAGTCGAACGGATTGAATGGGTTCCGCTGCATTGCGATGATCTCCCTTACAGGTAATATCCTCCGGAATTCACGCCGGCCGTCGTACCAGGCAGGTAACTCCCCCCAGCTCCTCCGACATCGATGACCGCGCCTGCCGACACGTAGTACTTCTGCCCGGTCATATTCCCAGCCCCGGTGATTGAGGAGAATCCCGTCACGATCATTCCCTGCGTTTGAGAGTTGGCAAAGTAGCCGATCGCTACTGCAGAAGAGATCGACAGAGATGCGCTCCCGGAATGGAAAATGCGGCCGGCTCTATAAGCATATTCGTGCCCTCCGACTCCCGCCCCCCCGGAAATCGTCTCAAAAGCCCCCGCCAACGCCTCTGTTCCAAGCACATAGATAGTCCCGCCGTAGGCGGCTTCCTTGTGCGCGAAGTAACAAAAGCCATACTCGACGTTGACCAAGCTGATTTCGCTGGCCGATCCTTGTGCCGTGATGCCTGAGCCATGCGCACCGGTCGTGGCATTGTTGGCCGCGCTGGCCACCTTGACCCCGGAGAGCAGATAGCCCTTGCCGCCCGACGTCACCGCTGGCCCCTGCGAGGCAGAGATCAGAACGTTGGCAGGGGTCGTCACGTCGCCGACGAACTTGACCAAACCTCCCGCCACGCCACCGCCAGCGAGCGGTGGAAGCGTCACCGGCGCATACGTTCCGGGCGCAATGTGGACGGTAATCGTATAGCCGTTCAGAATGAAGTTCGAGGCGACATTCGCCACCTTTTGCAGGGTCTGGAACGCAGCGCCGAGTGTCAGGCCATCGTTGCTGTCACTGCCGGTCGAAGCGTTGACATAGTAGTCGCGCGGCGCGGTGAGCGTCATTGGCCCAGCGCTATTGTGGAGAGATTTCAACTCGAAATAGGTGCCGTTGTAGAACAGCAGCAGCGACGCGTTCATCGACCACTGTCCAGCGACGATAGCGCTGCCGTCCTGGTTCAGGATCAACTTTGCGCCGAGGCCGTTGAAGTTGACTGTGGTTGATCCTGTCGGCGCTGCGCTAGCCTTCACCCAGCAATGGAACCCGGCGCGATACTCCTTCAAGGCCGGCTGCAACGTGGCCACCATCGCGGCGGCGGTTCCGGCGGCGACGACATAGTTCGTAAGACCGCGCTGGATCAGGTTCTGCACCGCCTTGGTAAGCAGGTCGTCGTCGGTACCAACCTCAGCGACGATTTTATCCGACGAATCCGCAAGCGTCGCGCCATTGGCGCGCGCCAGGGAGCGCAACGCGGCAATGATGCCATTGAAAAATGACGCTTCGAGCTCGGTGCCGTCCTCCGCGGTCGCCGAGGAACAATCCTTGATCCAGGTGTCGAACATGTCGAACGTCCGCGTTTCCGCCGGACGCACCGTGACGGCATAGTCGGCCGTTGCCGGCCCGAAGATATCAGCCATTGGTCACCTCGTAGACGATCAGAATTTCCGCATGCACAACGCGGGCAAGAAGGCATTCGAGCGGCCCGATGTCGGGCGGACAGCCGAGCCGCCATCCGGCGCGGAATCGTCCTGCGCGCGGCGGTTGCGACCTTGGCCCGACATAGGAAAAGCTGGCACCGAGATCGACGACGATCTTCATCACCCCGCCACGCCGGCGGCCGGCCTGGGCGTTTCCAGCGCGAGCGCAACCGGCCCGCGCGCCGCACCGCTGCTCCTCGATACACCTGATCGACCAGCCGGCCCGCGCGGCGATCGCCGCGTAGTACTCGCAGCGCGTGCCGCCGATTGCCGCCACCTTGGTGCACAGATCCGGGAAAGGGTCGCAGGCATCCGGCAGCCCGTATTCGGTCATCCATTGATCGTGCGTCTCGCTGTGCGTCGCGCACCAGAATTCTGAACGCAGATCGCAGGCCCGCTTCGCCACGAAGGCAAACACCTCGGCGGCGGCCAGCCAGAATTGACCGAAGGGCGTCGCTGGCGACGGGCCGCCCTCGTGAGTCTGCCATGCGCGTCCGCGCGGCAATGCGACCCTGTCGAACAGGTCGTCTTTCGTCGGACAACGAAACATCGCTGCTCTCAGATCGAGGAGGCGAAGGTCACAGTGCCGAGTGTCGCGATCTCACCCGTCACAAGAGAGATGTCCGCAGCGGGCGCGGCCAGCACATGCCGATCCTCTCCCGTGGCATTGGCGATCGCCTGCCACAGCCAGGACCGCGAGAACGTCGCCGGCGTGGCCAGAAACGGCATTCCCGGGTGTACATCAGCGATGCCGGCGACACGTGAGCGCCGCAGGAAGGCGTCGCGCAGCTCGGCCAGCACCGCTTCGCGCACCGCCGTCGTGTCCGGCGTCAGGCCGCTGACGGTGATGTTGACCACCCGCGCCGCCGCCGCCTGCACCGCGAGCCGGACGCCGGCCGGCATGACTGCCTCGATCGCCAGACGCACCCGCGCGATGTCGGCCGCCTGCGGGATGCCGTCGGCATAGAGCCCGTCCATGATCGGCCATACCCGCACCGAGCCAGGCCCCGCGTAGCGCGGCTCGACATACACCCGGGTGACGCCGGAGACTGCGCTCGCCCAAATCACGTAATCGGCCGGCGACCCGCCGTGAGGCGGGTTGCGCTTCCGGAACAGGATGCGAGCCCGGTAGTCTTCGATGTCTTCCTGATCGAGGCCGAGCGTGATCCCGTCGGCGCCGACAGCGAATGTCGGCGCGGTATCTCCCGTCCACGTGACGCCGGACACAACCGCAAGCGGCGTCCCCGCCTCGGCGTTGCCGGCCTTGCCGTCGGCAGCCGCGATCACATCGAACGACAGCTCGCCGGCGCCGGTCAGCGATCCTCCCGCGGTCGCGAGGTAGATCACCCCGTCGCTGCGCGCGAACTGCGCCCCGGCTTCGATCGCGATCGCAGCGGCCGTGGTCGCCACCACCTTGCCGGGGCCGGCCGGCTGCGCCGATTTGATCGGCAGCCCGAATTCAGCGCCATGCAGCAGCAGGCTGTCGAGATCCGGCGCAGTGTGGGCAAACTTCTGCCGCGAGATGTACGACAGGAATCCGATTACCTCGAACGTCATGCCGCCGATCACTTTCGCGGACACATAGACGTTGTTCGGCCAGATCGAGGCGTCGGAACCCTTCAGGTTCGCGCGATAGGCCGCACGCGCCTTCTCCGCCATCTCGCGCAGGCTCTGGATGTAGAACGGCATCAGGCGATCCCACTCGGCAGGTCATTGAAATCTGGCGACGCCGGCGACGTCACAGACTGCCGCCAGATATCCTCGAACCGTTGGTCATAGACGCGCGCGCCGTCGCGGCCGTAGATCTGCACCGCGAGGTCGCAGCGGTTGAGCGCAAACTGCGCAACCGCCTGCGCCTCGATCTTGGCCGCGGCCCCCTGGTCGATCAGTGGCTGCAGCGCCTCGAGCGCGAGCCGCTCGACCCACTGCCTGATCTCTTCGGTGAGCGGCGCGCGCTCGAACACCCACAGCAGCGAGCCGAGCTCGGTCTCGTGCAGATCGGCGCGGACATCGACGCCATCGCCCCACCATCCGCGCGGATCATCGCCCTGCACCAGATAGCGCAGCGGGTGATCGTCCTCGATGCGGCGATCCGTGAACAGCTGAATGATGACCGCAGTGTGCAGCGCCGCCTTGGCCCGCAGGCCGCCGCGGTTCTGCGGCTCGTCCGCACCGGCGATCGCCCAATCCCCGCAGCCACCCCATGGCGACCAGATCGTATCCCAGCCAAGGTTCGGCTGCTCATCGGAGCTTTCGCCGATGCGGACCTGCAGCCTCGCCATCAGCCGACCCTCGCCATCACGTTGATCGACGCACCTTCCTCGGTCATCACCGCCGCATAGGTGCCGTCGGTGCCGTCGCCGCCGAGATAGACTTTCTTGCCGTCGCCGGGCTTCACCCAGACCTTCTCGTCGGTCGATCGCAGTTCGACCTGGCCTTTCTTCGCGGTGAGGTGGATGCCATCTCCGCTCTTCATCCAGACGACATTGCCTTTGTCGTCGTAGAGCACCGCATTGCCTTCGGCCGTGTTCTTTGGCCGGTAATCCTTGTGCTCGCCGCCGAAGAACATGGTGCGGTCTGAGCGGCCGCCGAGCTGCAGCATCACGCCCTCGGCCTGTTTCGGCGGGTGCGACGTGAAGCCGTGATCCTGAATGCGAACGATCTCCTCCGGCCGCTCGGACTTCAGGCCGCCGAGGTCGAGCAGCTGTTGGGAGCCGCTGTCATCAATCTTCAGCACCCGTGCCCGCCGCAGAAAGCTGCGCAGCGCGTCGTCATGCTCGAAATACGACATTAGCGCTTCCACTCTTCGCCGGATTTATTGCCCTTGCTGTCCTCGCCGCCATAGGAGCGAGGATCGGTCAGCCCCAGCGTTGCAATGCTGCCACCATCGTCCTGGTCGAAGTCGACGCTCTCGATCAGCATGTCCTGCGCAATGTCGAGAAACGGGCTTTCGGTCCAGATTAGCCAACCCGGCGTCCAAACGGTGCCCCCTTCGTCGCGGAATCCCTGCACACGGATCGTCGCCTTTAGGGCGTCGCCGGCGGCGCGTTCCTTGCGGTTCTTCGCCCGTTTCTTCGCCCGCTTCTTGTCGGTGTCTTCATCCTGGACGATCACCACCGGGCGATGCCGCTTGACCGTTTCGTCTTTCTCGCGCGCCTCGACTTCGAGATTGTCCTCGCCGTGGCCCGACGGCCGCTGACCGCGGACGATGTATTCAGAATGCTGGTTCGACCCGTCGTGATCAGCTGAACCGCCCTTAATGTTGACTCCCTCGATCAACCCACCGGCATGGCGCTTGCTTCCAGCCTTGGTGATGTCGACGTCGCCATCAGGACGGCCGGCCAGCGTCATGCCCTGCTGCCGCGCCAGCTTCTCGACACAGCGAAACACGCTCTCGCCCGGCGTCACCTGGTACTTTTCGACCTTGTCGAGCTGCTGATCGGTGCGGAACTTCGCTGCATATTTCTTGCAGACCTCGTTCCCGATCTGGTCCGGAGTCTTGCTCTTGATCGAGCCGGTCTCGTGCTCGGCACTGCCGTCGATCAAGTCAGCCGATTTCGAGCGGCCGGTGACGGTGATGCTGGCCTTTGGCGGATCGCCCTCGAACTGCGGCTGCCTTTTGTCGACCTGGCCGTCGAGCAGAAGGTCGGCGTTGGTATAGATCTTGACCGGCGTACCTTTGGCGAACAGCCGGTTGGTGGCCGATGAACCCATCTCGGCGGCAACTTCGAAACTGAACGACCGCGCCGCTTCGTTGAATGCGGCGTGCACATTGATCTTTTCGAACGCGGACCAGCGCGCGCCGCCGACCACGATGGTGATGATTTCAGGCCCCATCGCGTCACCGCGCCAAGGCTTCGAACGCCAGCGGCATCAGCGATGGATGCACGACGCCATTCCGCTCGACAAGCTCGCCCGATCGCGCCGGATCGGCATAAAGCCGCCAGGACCAATACAGCGACGACTTGCTGAGATTAGCCTCGATCGTCAGCACAGGCGCCAAATCGAGCACCACCCGCGACAGATACTCGATCACCGCATCACGGATAGCCCCGATGGCGCGCGCGAGGTCCATCTCCGACGCCGGCAGATCGAGCAGCTCGCTCTCGAACAACTCGGCAGCCTCGGCGCGGAGCCGAATGCCGCTCGGGCGATCTTTCAAGTCAGCGCGGGCGACAGCTTCGGCGAACGCGGTGAGCGCCGCCAACCGCAGGGCACGGTTCGCCGCATCCCGGTTCGCCGCCGCGGCCGCCGCCGCCGGCGTGACGTAACGCGCGCCAACCGGATTGGCTTGCAGCGACGGCTCGACTGCCAGGGATCGGAATGCCGCGAGCGCCCGATCAGCCGGCAGCGCGTCGCCCAATGCGCGGGCGACCGCAACAACGCCGGCCGGCACGCTGGCAATGGTCTGCGGATCCACGATCAGATCAGCAGCACCATCGAACAGTGCCTGGATCGCGTTGCGTTGCGCTGCGCTGGCGGTGACCTCGACAGGCTCGGTGCTGCGCACCGTTTCAAGCGCTGCCAGCACATCCTGTGTCGCCGCCACCGCTTCGTCGAACACGAAGTCAGGATTTGCCGGCGTCACATTGGCAACGAACGCAGCTGCAATCGCGCCCGCGATCGACTCGGCTGCGAGAAACACCCGGTTGGCGAGCATCGCCACCGAGACCAGCGCGCCGGCGGCGCCCTCACGAATGAAGTTGAGGCGCAGCGCGATGTAGCCCGCCATATCCCGCTCGCGGTAGCGGCGGGCGCCATTGCCACGAACCCGGATCGGGCCATGTGCCGGCAGCACGAGAATGCCGGGGCCGCGGGTCAGGCAAATGGCGACGACCGTCGCGGCGTCGACGTCGGCGCTGTCGGACGCGACGTAAGCCACCACCTCGAAAGTCCGCTTATCTTCGCCAAGATCCTCGAGGAACGGATCGTCGCGCATCGGAAACTGATGCACCACGATCCGCCGCCCGCCCTCCTCGGCGTCGCTCTCCACCCAGAACGGCACGCCCTTGTAGGATGCCGGCCAGAGGGTCTTGGTCCAGTCGCGCGCAACTGTCATCGATCACCTGTTACCCGCCACGCCCTTGCCGCCCGGCGCGGCGTCCGGAGACGAACGGCCAGTCGATCCGGCTCCGTTCGCGCTGATCATGCCCTGAAGCTTTGCGGCGCTTGCCTTGGCCGAGGCGACCGCCTGAACGAGCTCTGGCGCGGGCTTCAGTTCGACTTCGACCTTGACCGTGGTCTCACCCTTGACCTCGGCGCTGCCGGTGAGCTCCGCTTTCACCGGCGGCAGATCGAGAATGTTGCCCTCCCACGGCCGCGCCTTTCGCGGGTCCGACTGCGGCAGCGGTGTGCCGGGTCGCGCATTCTTCTGCTGCTGCTTCGCCGCATCGGCCTCGCTCTTCTTGCGCAGCTCCTCCTGCGCAGCCTTCACCGCCTCGATCTCCTTTTCGGACATGATCGGCGGCAGATCCTCCGGCGACGCCGCGGACATGGCGCCCTCGATCGCCAACAGCTTCAGCCGCAGATCGGCCAACAGCTTCCCGATGTTGGCGCCGGGGTGGCCCTTGATCCGGTCCATCACCGACGGGTCAGTGTTGTTACCGAAAGATTCGTAGAGCCGGATTTTCTCCTGAACAGCGGCCTTCTCTTTTTCGAGTCCGGCGCGACGGTCGGTTTCAGCGCGAACGCGGGCGCGCTCGACCTCCGGCTTGTTGCGGTACTCGATCGCCTCCTCGGTCTTGCGAGCGATCCAGTCCATGCCCTTCGAAGTCCCGATCGCGTCCAAAGCTGCGCCGGCGGCTTCCTTGAGCCGATCGAAGCTCTCCGACAGCCGATCGACGGCCACCTTCGGCCGGTCCAGCACACGCGCGAAATCCTTCATCGCCGAGCCGGACGACTTATCCAGCTTCTCGGTGACCTCCTTCATCAGGTCCCGGTACTGCATCAGCGCCCGCATGCCGCGAGCGAATTCCATATCGGTGAACAGCTGCGGGATCTTCGATAGATCGCCCTTCGTCGCCTTCTCGGTGAGCTCGAGGAACACGGTCAGCAGGTCGCGCCCGGACTTGCGCGCCTTGTCCATCTCCTTGCGCAGATCGATGCCGAACTTCTCGAATTTGCCCGTGGTGGTTTCGCTCTCCATCTTGGCGAAGATGTTCTGCAGCGAGGCCGCCGCCTCTTCCGACGTGCCGGTGCCCGCCCGGATCGTCTGCATCATCGCGACGATGGTCTTGAGCCCGGCCTCGCCCTTGAGGCCGATCGCGGCCGCAGCCGGCGCGATCGAAGCCATGTAGCGGGCCATGTCCTTCAATTCGAACTTGCCGGCCTTGCCGCCGGTGACCAGCACGTCGAACGACGACTGCATCTTGTCGGTCGCGATGCCGAGCGCCTGGTTGAGCGCCAACGTCGTGTTGGCCATGTCGGCGACTTCTGCGCCTGCGGCCTGCGCCGTCTTGACGATCGCCGGCAATGCCGGCATCGCCTGCGGCAGATCCATGCCGCCGGCAACCAGGCTTTCCAGGCCCTTGGTGACGTCGTCGAACGACTTACCCGACGCGAAGGCCAGATCACGCACCGACTTGTTGAGCTTGCTGATCTGTTCGTCGGTCGCATCCGCCGTGATGCCGATGCGGGTCAGCGCCATATCGGTATCGGCAAAGCGCTTGACCGACTGCACGCCGCCATAGGCAACGGCCGCCGGCGCCAACACCCGCGCCGCGGCGCCGACGGCGAGACGTCCGGCGGCGAGTCCGGCGGCGCCGCCAACGCGAGCATGCGCAGAGGCAGCGCGATCAGCCGCAGCAGCGACGTTTCCAGCCGCCGCAACACGGCTGCTCGCTCTTGCTGCGACACCGGAAAGCCTCTCAAGCTTCCTGGCAATGGCATCGAACACGCCGCCGGATTTGTCTGCGGCGCTGATGATCGCTTTGGCCTCAATGACCTTCATCGTCCTCGGCCCCCTCCCCGTCGAGTTCGCCGTTTCTTCGACCATGCGGCAAAACGCTGAAGCCAAATAACCATTTCATCTGCGGTCATCTTCATGACTTCAGAGAACTCGAATCCTAAGCCAAATATCAAGATGTCGGCGGCGTCGTGGGTGTCTGCGACGCCGCCCTGAAAAAATCCTTGACGGCCTCTGTCAAGGCAAGCGCATCGCGATAATCGGTTTGCTCAAGCAGTCCAGGATCGATCTTGTCTCCGGTAGCCGCATCGATCGACAGCGCTGCGATATATTTCGCAACTATTCCCATGTCGGTCTGCGGCAGCAGCGCGCCGACCATGGCGATAATCTGTGTGGGGTCGCCATGGGCCATGATATCGCTGTAGCGCGGCGGCCGCAGGCGGATGGCTGTGATGACCTTGTCACCATGCCCTTGGATCGGCTTGATCAGCGTGCGCGTGAGAGAGCCGTCGGGATCTCGGGTGAATTCAGGCTGGCGTATGGGCTTCGCCGTATCTGACGCGGCGACTTCGACTTGATCTGACATGACGCGATCAGCCGTTCAACGTCTTGTAGCCGCTCGCTGCGATCGAAAGACCGCTGACCTCGCCAGTCGCGAGATTGCCCTGCGGCTCACCCTCGAAGAACGCACCGGACAAGACATGAGTGAGGCCGGTATCGTCCTCGACGAAGGTGACCGGGATGTTCATCAGGTTCATGACGCGCTCGTCCCAGATCAGCGGGCGGTCATCGATCGTGACGAACCGATCGAACGTCAGCTCGGCCTTGCGCACCTTCGGCTTGACCAGCCGATAGACGGTGCCGTCCTGGTTGACGCCGGACTCGTTGGAGATGTTCGAGGCCGACAGCGTGATCTCGCCGCGGGCCGAATAAGGAACGCCGTTGATGACGGTCGAGACCCGACCGCCTGCCGTGTGGGACATGGCTCAGACTCCGCTGTGCAAAAATGAGGAGGCGAACGGCGCGGCAATGGCCGCGCCGGATGATCGTCAGGCCGGGTACTGCAGGAAGGTCGTGGCGTTCGCGGCGAACACGCGGAACTGATTGACCACGTCGACAGGCAAGTAAGCGTTGACGCGATTTGGATCCGACGAACGCTCGACCACGAGGCGCTGCGCGAACAGGTCGGAATTCTCGACCAAGCCGCCGGCTTCGAGCTCCATATAGGCGTGGACACACTCGGCTTTCAGGATCTTGGCGGTGACGATGCCCGGATTAGCGCTCGGGTTGTCGTCGGCCAGGGCACAGCGGCCGTACTTCTGCGTGATGCGCTGCCGCATGTAGCGCACGAAATACACCATCTGCAGCCGGGTCTCGATGTCCAGCCAGGTGATGTCCGGCTGGCCATAGGCGTTGGTCAGATAGGTGGTGACCACGCGGTCGAGCATCACCGTGCCGTCGGCGGCGACCTTGAAGCCCGAGATGGCATCCTGATAGTGCGTGTTCCGTTGAGTGATCGAAAACCAGTTGACCCGCGACTGCGGCGGCCGGATGCCGACCAGATCCAACGTTTGGACCGGCAGGCTGATGCGATAGGCCTGGTCGACTTCACCGCCGAGGTTCTTGTCGCTGGCGATCCGAGCCCCATAGGCCGCTGCCCAGCGCCACGGCGGCGATGGACTGTCGACCACGCCGAGGATCGAGACGTTTGGGTCGTTCCGGCCAGCGCCGAACGAAGCCAAGTTCGCGTAGCTGTCGAACATCACCGTGCAGTAGTGGCCGAACAGCTGCTGGATCGGCGACCACCGGCCGGAGGTGCCGCCGAGGAAATCCTTGACCACGTCGAGCGACGTGGTGTCGGCATAGGGCGAGCAGATGTAATCGAACTCCATGTCGCCGAGCGACGCCAGCGCGGTGCCGAGCGTCGGCACACCGGTGCCGGCGGTGCCGGCCGCGATCGTTAGATATTGCTGCAGCGGGCCCTCGTCGCCCACCAGATCCTTCAGCACCGAGAACTTCGCCATCAGGGCGCCGGCATGGCGCGCCGTCAGGGTGACCACGTTGCTCGCCGCAGCCGCGGTGACCGGGAACGACAGGCTGCGGCCGAACTTGGTGTAGCCCTTGTTGATCTCGGCCGCGAGATTGGTGGCGGCGTCGGAGGTGGAGTCCGTGGTGGCGACGCCAATGCTGACCTTCTCGCCGCCGAGATAGACCGGCAGCGTGCCGGACTTGCCGGCGAGCCCGGCTGCGATGGTGATGGTCCAGGTCTGCGTATTACCGGAGGGATCGGCGAGCGGCAGCATCCAGATCTCGCCGAAAGGGTGGTTCTGCCGTGCCCAGATCGCCTCCTCGGCCAGCATCGAGCCGGCGCCGACCAGCGACTGCGGATCGCCCGACAGGATGATCGGCACATTGGCCGAGGCGCTGCCGGTCGACAGTTTCTGGCCGATCAGCAGCGTACGGCTTGGGCCCTGATAGGGCGACTGGCCGGCATTGACCTCGGCATAGAACAGCGGAACGCGAAGGTTCGACGGGATCGAATTGAACGCGACAGCCATGGCGGATTACTCCTTCATCTGGGCGGTCTTTCCCGCCGGCTTGGTCTCGGGTTGGGTGGCGATCTCCGCGGCCGGAGGATCTGCGATCGCGATATCCCCGCCGATCAGCAGCCGCTCGTAGTAATCGACACGCGGCACCACCGCGCCTTCCGCCGGCATCACGTTGTAGTTGCGCTCCGGCATGCGAACGCGGCCGCCTTCCCGCGGTTTGACGTAGATCGACTCGGTCATGATCCCCTCAGTCCTGGTTCGGAAAATCGAGCGGCATCGAGATGTCAGGCACCGCCTCACGATCGGCGCCGGCGACGTTGACGGCGATGTCGATGCCTTCGAGCGGCGTCAGTGGCTTGGGTTCGAGCGCCGCGGCGATCGCCTTGCAGGTGTCACGCCCGGCGCTTTCAGCCGGCAGCGCATTGGCGACCTCGCGCAGCATCGGCGGCAGCAGGCCGAAGCCCGTCGCCGCCGGGTCAATCGGCAGATGGTCGTCGTCCTTGAACTGGCACTGCAGCGTCAGCACGCGGCAGGCCACCTTGATCCCGGCATCCGACAGGACTTCCCGGTTGCTGCTGCGCTTCCGAATGCGCACCAAGCGGCGAAACAGCACGGGCAGCGCATCGAGCTCGTGCCCGAACCGCCGTACGACCTGGTGCTCCAGCAGATCCAGCGCCGCTTCGAGCCGCGCGTCGGTGTCCGGATAACCGACGATGAACTCCTTGTCCTGCCGCAGCGACTGGATCATGCCGAGCTGGAAACTGATGTCGACCATGCGAGCGAACGGCGGCCCACCATTCTGCGCCGAGAGCGCATCGCCCTCGTCCGCGTCGGTCAGAATGATCACCGTCGGCATCGCATCGGAGTCGCAGTGCTCCGGCGCCAAATCATCGACGCGGCTATCGTAGACACGCCCCTCAGCGATCGTCGGACGGTTGCCCGCTTCACCTTGGACGATGGCGACGGCGAGCAGGCGCAGAGCGGTGCGAGCGAGGGACATGATAACCAGCCGTCAGATGTCGGAGCGCCGCCGCGCCGTCATATGGACGATGGTGCGCGCAGCGCCATCGGGCAGCGTCTTGGTGATCTCGAACTGCTCGCCGGTGCGGTTGCGTACCACCACATCCTTCGGCTGCAGCGGCCAGCGAAGGGACGCTGATGCGAAGGACACGTGCGGCGCACTCACAGCAACTTTCGGCGCGCGATCTTCCTGGAAGGGACTCCGCGCCTGCATGAACTTGGACTCGCTCGGAGCCCGGTAAGCGCCCGTGATCGTGAAGGCCGGCCGTGAAGCGTCGATCCCGCGCGGCAGATTGACGTCATCCTGCTCCGCCATTCCAATCAGCTCGAATCCCTCCTCCTCACCGAACACGCGATCAATCGCGCTCGATGCCTTGGCGGCGGCGATATCGAAGGGAGACGGCATGACGGTCGGACAAACCTGACGAATTGCTCTGCCCTATGACGCAAAAAGCCCGGCGTTTCCGCCGGGCTTTCCGTGAGAGCGGCGATTGCCGGGCTTGACCCGGCCATCCATCACTGCTGCTTGGCGCGCAGCAGCATTTCGGGGCGGGTCGGGATGAACAGCGGATAGCTGTACAGCTCGACACGGTCCCAGGCATCGCGGCCGGAAGTGTCGGCCAGCATCAGGCCGTAGTACTCGCGGCCACGCTGATTGAGGTACGGCTTGAACTCGTTGGCCGGCGCCCAGCCGACCTTGAACGCGCCGCGGGCGCCGATCGGGAAAAACCGCGCCTTGGTGGTGGCGATCGAGATCGTGGAGTCGTCGTCGGTGCCGCGATAGTTGATGAAGGTGATGCCTTCGATTTCGATCGCCGAATACCCTTCGATGTTCTCCAGCAGCGGCGCGCGTTCGTTTCCGAGCTTGGTTTCCTTGATCTGCTTGTGATTGACCAGCAGATCGAAGAACTCGTCGCCGACCAGCGCACCGACGCGGGTGCCGGGGGCCCAGACGCCCTTGGCCTTCTTCATCATCGCGCGCTTGACGTCGCGGCACTTCTTGCGAACGTCGGTGGTGTCGACGTTCAGCTCGAAGTTGATCTCGGCCGCCTCGCTGATGCCCCAGATCGAATACCAGTCGTGCAGCACCGTGGTGCCGTCGGCATCCAGCACCTTGCCCTGGATGGCGCCGAACCGCATGTGCTCCCAGGTCAGCTCGAGATCGTCCATGATCGACGCAGTGCGGTCGGTGACCTCCTGCGCAACGTCCTTGGTCTGCTGATCGAACGGCAGTGCCAGCACGCCGGCCATCTCGGCGGCCAAGATCGTCGATCCCTTGGCGAGACGAACCGCGTTGAACATCTTCAGATCGCCGGCGTTGACCTCCAGCTCCTGCGGCGGAGATCCGTTCGCCGAGGTCGGAATCAGCGTCAGCGTGCGGTCCTTCTGCGCGATCGCGATGGTGCGCGAGCGCGAATAGATCGGCTCGAACAGGTTGAGCGATCCGAGCAGCTGCGGCTTGAAGTCTACTCGCTCCACGATCTCCTCGTTGAACTCGATCGCACCCCAGCCGTTCTGGTTGAAGATGTCCGTGATCAGTGCCATGGCGGTTCGCTCCTTTAGCGGCCGATGATGCCGAGCGACGCCAGGGAGGCCAGCGCGGCGGTTTTCTGGCCGTCCGTGACGCCGGATTTCCACTGCAGCTCGGCAGTGGTCACCTCGGTGTCGCGGGCGGTGATGGTGCGGCGGACGGCGTTGTCGGTCGCATCGCAGCCCTCGTAGAGGATAGCGCCGGCCGGCTTGCTGCCGTCGTAGGGGGCGTAAACGATGTCGCCGGTCTCGATCACCACGTCGACATAGAACTTGTCGCCAACAACGTTGGCCGACGCCCCTGCCGTGATGGTGAACTTGATGCCGCCGCCGGTGAAGGCTGAGCCGTGGGTCGACACGCCGATCGCGACGCCGTCCGGATTTTCCCAATTCACCTTGGTGGCCGCCGAGCAGATGCCGATGTAGCGGCCGTTCTTGGCGGTCGCTGCGATCGGCGCGGTGCCGTCCATCGCGATGGTGCCCGAGTTGGCGGTATTGGCCGCATCAGCCGAGGCACTCGCCGCGGCATTCGCGATGACGACCTCCGGCGACAGCACGGCGCCAGCCAGCAGCTTGCCGGAGCCGGACTTGATCGTCGCCTGCTCGCGCGAGCGATAGCCCGCCGCCTCGGAGACGATGTAACCGCCCGTGCGGTAGATGTTCTCAGTCAACGTCACCATGATCTGATGCTCCCCTTACCGGCGCTTGTTGGTGGCGGCGACGGCCGCGGCGAGCGCGGACTTGTCGCCCTTGCCGTCGCCCTTGGCCTCCGGCGCGGCCAGGCTAGCGGCGGCGGAGCGCTGGGCGGCGTAGTCGGCTGCCGGCGTGGCCGCGGGCTTGCTGGCGGCGACGTTGGCCACCACGAAGGCAGCGACGTCGCCGCCGGACATGCCGGGCGACTTGACGGCGAGATCCAGCGCGGCGGCCATCCGGCCGGCATCGCCCTTGACGCCTTCGGCGCCGAGCGCGGCGAAGAGCCGATCGGTTGCCTCCTTGGCGCCGGCGGTGACGCCATCGGCGCGCGCGGCGCTGACCGCGGCGTCGTGAGCGGCTTGCGAAATGCCGGGATTGTTGTCGCCCCCGGCGGGCTGGCTCTGTGCAGCCATGCTACCTTCCTTGTGTTGAAGCGCCGGGGCGCTGGTTTCGCTCTCGTCGAGAGCAGCTTCGACCGTTCCGGCCACAGCACTGTGGACGGCGGCCAAAAGGCTTTTGTTCGCCACGATCAGGATCTCCGGTTGACTTCCTTGACGAAGGCCGCGAAGGCCTCCTGGCCGTCGCCGACAGCGTCGATCAGGCCGAGGTCGAGTGCTTCGGCCGCGGTGAAGCATTGCGCCTCGGTCTTCAGCGCATCGGCCTTACTGCAGCGCTTCTTGCGGCCCTGCCCGACCGCCGCCGCGAACTGATCGCGCACCGCGTCGACCTGCGCCTGCCAGCGCGCCTTGGTCTCCGCCGGCAGCGGCTCGAAGGCGTTGCCGTCGGTCTTGTGCGCGCCGGACTGGATCAGCGTCACCTTGATGCCACCCTGCTCGAGCGCGCCGGAATAATCAGCGTGCAGCATGACGCAGCCGATCGAGCCGGCGCCGCCGAACTGCGGCGCGATGATCTGGCGGCACTGGCTGGCCTGCAGATACGCCGCCGAATAAGCGAAGTCGGTGAGGATGGCGATCGTCGGCTTGGCCTTCGACAGCGCCGCAATCATCGACGCGGTCTCGAATCCGCCGTTGACCATGCCGCCGAAGCTGTCGACCTCGAACACCACGCCCTTGACGTCGGCGTTGCGGGACGCGCGGGCGATCTGGGTCTGCAGGCCCTGATACGACGTCTCACCGGACATGGCGCCGACCCAACCCCCCTTCTGCACCAGCGAGCCTTCGATCGGGATGATCGCGACGCCGTCGACCATGTCGAACGGCGCATAACCGTTGCGATCATAGGCGCGGCCCATGCGATCGCCGATCACGCCGGCGGAGGGACGGCCGTTCGCGAAGGCGACGTGATCGACGCCGCCGGTGCCGTTCACGATCGTGACCGACTGACCTGTGAGCTGTGGCCCCAGCGCCCGCAGCACCACCTCCGCCTTGCGCGGATCATACATCAGCGGCTGCTCGAACAGCTGACCGCAGAGATGCGGATAAGCCAGATCCATTGATCGACGTCCTTCAGCGCACGAAGCGCAGGCGTTTGGCGTAGCGGGTGCGAAGGCCCTGGGCGGCGGCGCACTTGCGCTCGTAATCGGCGATCATGTCTTGCAGCCGGGACAAGTTGGCCGCAGTCCAGCTCACCTCGTGGTCTTCAAACCGCGCGGCGATCACGCCGCCGCCGAGCGTAATCTCCATCTCCGCACGCTTCAGCGCGGCGACGACGGCGCAGGGCTCGTCGAGATCGACCGAGACGCCGTTAATGACGATCAGGTTCGCCATCAAACCGCCTCGCTCGGTTGCGGCTGCGCATCCTGCTGCTGGTCGGCGGCGACGTCGTTGCCGGCATCCTGCTTGCGCAGGAACGGCGACGGCATGCCGGCGGCGACGTACTTATCGTGCTCGCGCTTTCGCTGCTCGAACACTTCGTCCGGGTCCTTGCCATATTCGGCGCATTCGTCGGCGAGCGACGATGTGCCGTTGTAGATCCGCTCGGTCGACGCCTTCGCGCTCTTGCCGTCGTCGGCGGTCGGCTTGGCCGGGCCCTGGTGCAAGGCCCACACCAGCGCCTCGCGATTGGCGCGGAACGCCTCGTATCCGCCCTTGAGTGCGATGCGCCCCTCACCGATCTCTTCGTCGAGCCAGCTTTCGTAACCCACCTGCTGAATCGGCGCAGCGATGCGTTCGCGCCGACGCGTCACCACTGGCCAGATCGACGAATTCTCCATGCGGGTCGAGGAGTACGTCGCCCCCTCATAGTTCATGGTGAAGCCGCCGTAGCTGATGCCGATCGCCCGGGCCATGCCGCGCGACAGCTCGTTGTTGAGCGATTGGAACTGCGGCCCCGGCGTCTGCGCGCCGTGAAACTTAAGCTCCTCATCCGGCGCCAGGTGCGACACCTGCGGATCGCCGCCGATCGCGATTTCGCTTTCGGCCGCGCGCTCCATGGTGCCCAGGAAGTAGTCGCGGAATTCTTCAGCGAAGGACAGCGGCCGATCGGCGCCAGGGGTAGCCGGAATATCGTCGGCGAGCTGCGAGATCGCCTCGAACGCTTCCTTCGATGGCGACTTGCTGGTGAGCGTGATGCCGAACACCGTCTGGAGGATCGCGGTCTGAATCGTGGCGTCGACCAGAAGCTCCTGCTGAATGTGCTCGCGGAACGCCGCGGCAATCCGGCTGATGCCGCGAACGTCGCCGGCATCCATCGGGTCGAACACGTGCACCACCAGCTGCCGGCCCTCGGCATCATAGGCGCGGTAATCGCGCTTCACCGTGATGCCAGCTTCCTTCTGCTCGATGCGATAGGCGATCGGGCGGCCGTTCGGATCGTGGATCACGCCCTGGAACATGCCCTCGATCTCGCTGGTGTCCTGCACCAGCTTGGTCGGATTCACCAGGCACATCTTGGTGCCGCTGGTGATACCATAGGCGCGGCGCTCCGCCGGCGTCATGTAGCTGATGTGGCCGAGCGCCTCGCCATAGGCCATATCCCACCGCAGCGTGATGTCGATCTGCTGCGGCACGGTGAACTTGCCGCGGAGATCGCACTCGCGCGGGTTCCAGGCCCAGCGCTTCCAGCGCTGCTTGATGGTGCGGACGAGCTCCGCCGCCTCCTCCGGGCTGTAGCCGAGATCGGCCAGCACCTTCGGGTCCGGCTGCGGGTTCAGCACCAGCTCGACGCCGACGGTGTCGGCGATCACCTGATCGGCCGCGCCGCGCAGCCGCGAGGAATTCTGGATCAGATCCATCGCAATGCCGGCCGCCCGCCGCCAGGCGATGCGGACGTCGTCGCGATGATCGCGCAAGCTGGCCGTGCGGGTCGACAGCACCCGCGAGCGCGTATCGCGCAGATATCCAGCCCGCACCCGCGGCGGCGCCGTGGTGGCGCTTGCGGGTGCGGCCTTGCTACGGCCGAGGATGCGATCGAGCAGGGTCACAGTCTATCCAAAGATCAGGCCGCCTGAGCGAAGAACGGTAGGCGATAGAAGTGCCCAGGAAATGCGAGCTTCAGACGCTTCTTGTTGTAGAGATCGATGAACCGGAGCTGCTGCTCCGCGGTGAAGTGCTGGAAATAGAACTCCTCCTGCCGTGCATCTCCGTTCCGCACATAGAGCTTGTAGTCTTTATCGGTCGGAACCAGCTCTGCGCCGGCGTTGATCGCCGCGAACAGATCGTCCGGGTGCATCGAACCGCAGTAGCTGCACGACCGCTGCTCATCTTGCCGCTTCAACCACCAATCGCGCCGCTTCGCGAACGACGCCGGCGCGCCATCGGACCGGCGCGGGCAGAGATGCCCAACCTGGGGGTGCTCGGCTTCCATATGTCCTGTCAACTTCCAGAAGGCGTTTTCGGCGCAGGTCTCGTCACACGCCGCGACAGCAATGGGGCTGTCGTCGTCGCGGCCCCATGCGAAAGCGCGGGAGCATTCCGGGCAGATGTACGGCTGATCTGTCATGGTGTCCTCGCTCATCGCTTCTTCCACTTGTCGCGTCGCCGTGCCCGCTCCTGCTGGCGCTGCTCGCTGGTTGCCGCCGGCGGAGGCTTGCGTTCGAAGGGCGACGCCGCGGCGTCGAACAAATCCGGCGTCGCCGGCTTGCCGTGCACGATCAGCAGCAGATCGGCCCAGCGCGCCTCGTTCAGCCGATGCTTGTGCTCGAGGTGCCAGGCCAGCGCGAGCGCGTAGACCGTGGTGTCGAACCAGTCGTTGGCGCGGCCCGGCAGCTTCTGCCATTCGCGTGGCGCATTGGGCTTCACCAGCGATCGCGTTTTCTTGTTCGCGTTCGCCCGGCTTTCCTGCTCGGGATCGACCAGCCGCTCCGCCGTCAGCTCCTTGACGAAATGCTCGTCGGCGAGCTCGCCGGTGAGATGCAACGTGTTGCGCGGCCACCGGCCGGCCTTGTCCGGCCCCTCGACCAGATTGGCGAGGCCGGCGACCACTTCCGTCTTCACATCGTAAAGACCGACCGGATACAGCGACACCTTGCCGATGATGCGCTTGTTGCGATCCCGAATGTCACGCTTGGTCGGCGTGCCGAGCCAGGGCAGCTTTTGCTTATGCTGTCCGTCCAGCGCGAAGCAATGCGGGCGGTTCGAACAGAACCGATAGACACGATCGGTGCAGAAGCCGGAGTCGACGCCGGACAACTCGATGCCGACCTCTCCGCCGCCTGCGGTCGGATACTTCCGCCCCAGCGCATCCGACAGCGCGATCCAAGGCTCGTCTTCCTGATCCGGCTTTCCCTCGAACAATTCGCGGTCGATCAGCCAGCGTTGGCCGCGCGGACCGATCGCATACACCGCCCACTTGATGCCGTAGCTTTGGACGTCAGCCGCCGAGACGATCAGCCCGGCTTCCGCTGGCACCTTGCCGCGCGGATAGGCTCCAGCCTTCGCGGCCTCGAGCAGCTTCTCCCATTCCACCGCAGCGCCGCCCGGATCGTAGGGCTCGGCAAGATCCTGCTGATAGAACGTCCGCAGCTTCGTCGTGTCGGTCTGAGCCGCTTCCCAGCGGTCCCAGATATCGGCGAAGCGCTCTCGCGGCGCATAGCCGGCCCAAAGATGATAGCTCGGCTGCCAATCGGCGCAGCGGCCCTCGCAGGGGTCGCAACGCCAGCGCGGAAGCTCCGCCGGCTTGATGACCAGCGGCACCGGATCTGCTCCCTCCGGCACGCGCCGTGCGATCCACACGCCGCCGGCGAGCATCTCGTGCTTGTGGCCGTCGAGGATCACGCCGTCGCATGCGAGGCAACGGAAGTGCACCGGCAGCTTCTGCGCTGCATCGGCGGCCCGCATCTGCTCCATGGTGAGCGGCTGCAGCGCGGCGCAATGCGGGCACGGCACGTAGTAGTAGCGCTGATCACCCGCCAGAAAGTCGGCGGTGATCATACACTCGCCTTCGATGCCCGGCGTGGAGCCTTCCCACTCCTTGCCGAGATTTCCGAACATCTTCTGTCGGGCGCGAGCCTGGTCGCGGGGACTGCCACGACCGTCGACGTCACGCGGATAGCCGGTCACCTCGTCCATCGCGAGGTTCTTGATCGACACCATCTGCAGGCCCTTCGAGGAGCCAGCATTGACGATGACACAATAGCCGCCTGAAAACCGCTTGTAGGCCGTTGTCGAGGCCTTCTCGTCGCGGCTATTGACCGGCGCGACCTTGTGGTTCCAGGCCTTCGAGGCGGTGATCGTCGGATCAAGCTTGACCCGATTGAACTTCGTCGCCTCCTCCAGCGTCGGCAGCACGATCATCATCGGGCCAGGCGCTCGGTCAACGACGTACCCGAACCAGTTCTCGATCGCCGTCGACTTACCGAGCTGCGCCGCCCAGCGTGCCGTCACACGACGCGCCGGATGATCGGGGTGTAAGCAGTCCTGCGGCTCGCGCAAGTAAGGCACCCGATCGGTGCGGAACTTGCCCGGCCAAGGCGACCCCGACTCTGCCGAGACTTCGCGGTAACGATCAGCCCACTCGCTGATCGTCAGATCCTCGATCGGCTTGGACGCTGCGGCGAGCCCACCGAACAGCACCTTGGCGCCCCGCGGCAGATGCGGGAACCGCAGCCGCGGATCAATGAAGCTCATTGCAGCGGCGCCTCGACGGCGCTGTCGTCGCCCTGTGCTGCGGCCATCTCGGCCCGGTCGATACCATCGAGCATCTTCAGCACCTCGCCGTGAAACACGTCGAGGCCGCGCCGCGCATATGCCTTCAGCACCAGACGGACGATACGTTCGTCCCAGCTGTACTTCACAGACGCGGATGCGGCCTCGCTGTCGAGCGCGCGATCGAACGCGCTCATCATCAACGCGACCGCGTCACGTCCGGCCTTGTCAACTTCCGAAACCGGCGTCAGCTCGCCGCGACGTTCGGCGAGGTCCAGCTCGCGCATCTCGGCGTCGGCCTGCGCCTTGCGCGCCGCACCGTCGGCCTGCGAGCCGGGAAAACGGCTACCGGACGGCGACGACGATGGCGACGCCTGTTGCGGGCTGGACGGCATCGGCACGGCGCGCCGGAGCCTGACGTTCTCATTCCGGTGCAGTCGAAGAGCACCGAGTTCAACCAGGTTCGACTTGCCATCACGGCGAGTCGCTAACGCCTCGGCATGCTGGCTCACGTAACGCGAAAGCGTCGAGCGATCGACGGCGTCACCTTCCGCCGTCAACCTCTTCGCCGCGTCCGTGATCGAGAGCCATTCGCCGCCGTCCGTCATCCGTGCACCGACACGTGCGCCATCACGCGTTCACGTGTACCGAATTCAAATCGAGCTACTGCCGATATTTCAGGCCGCACTCGCGTCGTGCGCTCTGGATACCGTTTTTACGGTCCCTAACGCGCAATATTATTGCGCGCAATACACTCTAATTGATTTTTTGTTGCTGAAAATGCGGCGCTACCGTATCCCGCTACCCGAGCACGCGATAAAGCTCGTGCGCGATGCGAGGCGGTAGCTCCCGTTCGACCGTGGCGTAGAACGCCGCCTCCGAATTACCCGTGACCATCTCGGTCGGAATGTAGAGGCCGGACCGGACCACCTTCAGCGGCCCGCGAGATTTCCCGGTGCGCCGGAGGACGGTGCCACCCATCGACAGCGCGACGCGCTTGGGAAATCGGCCGCCTTTGGTGAACGTCCCGGGGTACACCTTTCGCCGGTTCCATGGCGACGCCGCGACACCCTTCCGCGTTTCGCGCGGCTTGAAGAACTTCAGCCGGATGTCACCGCCGCGCGACTTGATGACGAAGTCGCCGCCGTTGAAGGCCTTCTTCGCCGTCACCGCACGCTTCAGCGTCCGATACTTCAACCCGGTCTGCGGCACCAAGACGCGACGCATTTGGGTCAGGGCCTTGGCCCCGGTGTGATTGACGGCGCGGACCATTACCAGCGCGCGGGTTTGCCGCTGCAGCGCCCCGAACATATTCGCCATGCGCGCAATCGGCGCTGCATCGACCTTCAGGGTGAGCGGCGCACCACTCATCGGTTCAGCAGCCGCTGCTTTGACGCCGCAACACCACGGCTGAACAAATTGGCGATATCTTCGATCGAGGATCGGCCGACAAACTGCAGCTGATTGGCCACGTCATCGGCATCGCCTTTAACCGCCGACTTCGCGGCACTCACCAGCGCCTCGCGCCGCTCTTTGCATCGGCACATCGCTAAACCGCTTTCGTTCGAGCATCGGCCATCCGCGCCGAGGACGATCAACGCGGATGGCCTTTGCCGTCTCACCCTTGGAGGTCGGCGGCGGGCGCTTCGGAATGGGAAAGCCGGGAAGCCAGACCGGAGTCGCAGGCCGCTACCTATCACCGAAACGAAACGGCCCGCCGCACGGGTCCAGTGCGGCGGGCCGAAGTCTAGGGAGGAAACGCCTCACGTTGGGGACGTGAAACAGACGTGATCACAATCACGGTACCAACTCGCGCTGGTCACCCTATGACGTAAAAAGCCCCAGCGTTTCCGCCGGGGCTTTGAAAACAAGATTACTGATCCATCGGGCTAGAACGGGCCAATCATGAATCGTCCTCCAACCTGCATTGGGTAAATCTGTCGCACACCCTACGAAGCAAAAAGCCCCGACGTTTCCGCCGGGGCTTCGCACCGATCCGCGTCGGCTCGCCTACTCACAACCCTGTCCGGTGGTCGATCGTCTTACGGGGCCGATTGATACCCCAGCCGTTCCGGCCTTGCCCTGGTTGCTTTCGCTCGGGATTGAGTCCATCACACCCGCCGACCGCTTTCGCGTTTTGCCGGCTCCATCCGCCACCTCCGAGACCATGTCCTCGGTGACGGATCACCGAGCGGCTACGAGGAGAGGCCTAACAGTTCGCGCAATGCCCGATTCCGTCCCACGTCGTCAAGAGCCATCATCGCACGCGAAAACTCAGACCAGCCCCGAGACCCAAAGACAGCCGGCGCCTCCACGACGACCTCTTCAGGCTGTTCGCCCGCGTAGTGCTTGCGGCGCGGGCGCTTCTTACGCGTCGCCTGCGCCGCATCAGCGGCGCCGGCCAGCGCCACCGGCCTCAAGAAGTTTTCCACCGTTCTGATCTGGTCGATCGCCGCATCAGGCACCTTCACCGGCTCCAATCCACCTCGAAGGCGAAACGACACTCGATCATCAACGGCAGGGGCTCGCTGCGTCATCACCACACCGCGAACTCCAGGGCAGGCAAGGATGCGCGTGAAGTGCGCATCGATATCCCAAACGAATACGAACACGTAGCCAGGGAACATCAGCCTGACGACATCGACCTTTCGGCCTCTCCGATCCTCCACGAATTTCAGCTCCGGCAGATACACACCGAACCGCCGCGCACAGAGCCATGCCGCCGCGATCCGATCCTCCCCCGGAACCGTCTCGACCGCATACCACGCACCACGCGCGCCGGGCACGATCTCCGCCAAGTACTCGTTGCGGCCCGCATGATCGACGATCTGCCCGACTTGCAACTCACCCCGCAGCGCCTCGCGCACCTCATCCAAATTCCCCGCCTTCTCCGCCGCCATCGTCATCGCCGTCATCCCTCCGCAAGAATTAGTTCCAGTTCGGTACCAATTTCGAATTCGAGAGCGAAGATCAGGGTGGTCTCGGTTGCTTTGAGGGGCTGCGAGGGTTTGCGATAGTTTGAGAGGGTTTAGACGAAAAGTTGCGAGGGTTATTAGTGAAGTAGATCAGCTCGTTAGCTGAAATCTGCGAGGGTAGAGAGGGTTTGCCTCGTAACGTATGTGAGTCTTTGTTTCCGCTTCGCCGAGGCGCTGGGTGCCCCCACTCCCCCTTCTCACACGCATACACGCGCGCGAAACCCTCGCGACCCTCGCAGGAGCGCGAAAAGCCATTGCGGCACAGCGATTTCCGACGCGCGAGAGTTAGTTCGCGACCCTCGCGTAACCCTCGCAACTCTCGGTGCTTTGTGTGCAACACTGTCGCCGATCTGCCACGCTCGCGCGCGTGGATCGCGGCCGGCGAGGCGCGCGAGCCGCCGGGATCATGCCGGCGCGGCGGCCGATCGATGCTGGCGAGGCGATGCCCGGTCACGATGTCGCCTCCCCGGCCGGCGCCGCGCAGCACACGCCGTCGTGGCAGTCGTGGTGCACGTCGATCCACGCCTCGATCGCCGCGACGCTCTCGGCTGTCGGCGCGATCACCTGGTTGTCGGGGCCGAACCTCGCCGGGCAGTCCCACTCGCCGCTGCTGTCCTGCTGCGGCTCGCACAGGCTGTCGGCCTCGTCCGTGTTGCGCGCGCCGCAGCGCGGACACGCCGCCGGCACAAATACGAGCGCTGGTTGGGGAGGACAGATCATTTGGGCTGCTCGGCGGCTGGCTCAATCGGCTTAATCCACAAGGCGCACGGCCCATCTTCGGTGTCGTAGAGGCCGGCCAACTTCCAGCCTTCTCGCACCTCAGGAACCCACTCCTCGAGGACGGTTTCCGATTCTCCATTTTCGAAGTATCTGACCATCAAAGGATGGTCATCATCGAGCTCGCGCTCCATATAGGACGTCGCGATATCGAACCCGCATTCGCGCGCGATCTCTTTGTAGTCCGAGCCCTCCGGGGCGAAGTGAAACATTGCCGGGCAGAATATCCCGCCCTTGTATTTGACGATCTTGTCCGGCGCCGGCATCGCTTCGCTATCGATAAAATCGATCAAACGAACCATCTCAACTTCTCCACATTCTCCGGTTGAACACACTCAAAACTCCTCCCCGCCCGGCGCGTAGTCCGGCGGTTCGTTCGGGTGCCGCGTCTCGGGCAGATCGACCAGCTTGACGTTGATGTAGAACCGCACCCGCGCTTTCGGGTCGTTCTGCTCGAGCTTGGCTTTCATGATCCGGCCGAACCACGTCTCGTTGCGCGCGTTCATGCCGTTGGCGTGGGCGAAGGCCTGCCAGCCTTCCCACATCGCGCGCGCCTGCACGCCGGGCCCGCCGGGGTCCGGCCGCACATGGGCGTCGACATAGCGCTGCACCGGGTCCATCTCGGCGAAGTGCGCTTCCGTCGCGGCCGCGATCTCGTCGGAGATCTCCAGCCCGTTGTTGAGAAAATCCAGCGCGCCGGCGATCAGCCAATTCAGAATGCCGCTGCCTCCGGCGACGATCTCGCTCACCACATCCTCAAAGTCGCGGTGCTTCTCCGGCGGCAGCGTCACGCTCCACGGCACGATGACGAAGCGCCGCCGCAAGCCGCCGTCGGTGCCGTCGAGCTTCGGCTCGCCGTTGCCGCTCATATGCGGCTTGCCGGTCGGCTTGAACTCGAAATAGCCCTTGTACATCGTGCGCACCGGCCACTTCTCACCGCCGGTGAGGCGCTTCACCATTTCGGCCTTGACCGGCTGATCCTTCGGCAGCTCGGAAACGCGGATGAAGCGCTTCGCGTAGCAGCGGGCGATATCGGGCGTCGGCGCCGATGGATTGTTGTGCGCCTCGCCAGAGACGGATTCCGCCGGCAGGCCCACCGCCAGGCCGTCACCGAGCACGCGGCTGATCACCTCGAGGAACACGCTCTTGCCGTTTCCGCCGGTGCCGGTGTGATACATGATCCGCTGCACCGGCTGCGCCGTCAGACTCATGCCGGTGAATTGCTGCACGGTGCGGCGCTTCTTCGGCTCCGGCTGGAACAGATCCAGAAACTTGTCGAAGTCCGGACACGTCGCCTTGGGATCGAACGCGAACGGCACCACGGCGGTGATCATGTCGTCGCGGTCGTGGCCCTCGGTCACCTCCAGCCGCCAGCGCACCCGGCCGGTGGCGGGATCGAGCAGCGGCCGCGATGTGTTCGGGTCCGGATTCTCATCGTCCATCATGGGGACGAACCGCAGCGTGTGCGTCAGCGTCGCGAAGCGCAGCGGATCGGCGTTGAAGGCGTCCGGGTGGCGGCGCAGGTGCGGCGCGGCGCAGGCCAGCATCGCGTTGATGCGCGAGGCGTTCTTCGTGCTCACGCCCCATTTCTTGCGCGCCTGGCGCCGCTTGCTGCGCGCCGCTGCCGCATCGTCGGCGGCCTCGACGATATCCTCCAGCGCCGCGACATGCGCCTTGTCGGCCGGCGTCTGTGGCGGCGGTGCGTGCTTCAGCTGGTTGCGCGCGCGCTTGCCGGCGTCCACCGCCGCCTGTTCGGCCGGCGTGTATTCGATGTAACCGGCCTCCACCTTGATCAGGTCACCGACCTTCTGGCCGATCAAGTTTGCCAGCGCCTCGCCGCCGGAAAGGTCCCAGTGCGTCCCGGTCCAGGCCAGCTTCTGGCCGGCCGGCACGTCGTCTTCCTGCCGCACCAAGAGATCTTCGCCGAAGTAAGCGAGCAGCCTTTTGCCGTTGTCGACGTCCGATTGATCGAGCTTGGCGCAGGCGCGGAAGGTGTCGGGTGGAATCGTGTGCTCCGGCGGTTCGTCGCCGCCGTCGTCATCGCCCAGATCCTCGTCCTCGGCGTCGTCCGTGCCGTCGCCATTTGCGAGGGTTTCGCCTGCTTCCTCCCCGGAGGAGGAGGGGTCGGGGGAGAGCGCGGAGCGCGAAGACGAGGCGGGATCGAACTCACCGCCTCCAATCTGGTCGCAAAAATCAACATCGCCCTCCCCGGCCGCCTGTGGCGCGGTTTGCGAGGGTTCGCCGGTCTCCCCGCGGGGAGAGGGAGGCACGGAAGAAGAAGAATCGGGGGAAGAGAGAATGCGGTCGGGCGCGCGCGTGCGCGCCCGCCTCTGTTCGCCTGGCGCCGCTGCGCGGCGCATTGTCGCCAAGTCGATCGGCTCGGCCTCCCCGCGCCGCACAGCGGCGCTGATCGACGCCGTCACCGCAGTGAGCCCGATCTCGCGCGCGGCCTCGGCGAGATCGGCGATCGCCAGCCCCCTGTGCAGCGCCCCGGCGCCGATCAGCCGCCCCGCCTGCTCTGCGGCCTGTTCCAGCGCCGGAGCGCGCGCCTCGCCCGCAGCCGCGCGAAGGCCGGCGAGGATGCGGCCGAGCTCGCCAAACCCCACCTTCCGCATCGCATCAGCATCGATCGCCGCCGCCTGCGGTTCGAACGGCTCGGCCGAGTCGATCAGATCGAGGATGTCGGAGGGGCCGGTCATGCCTCGGCTCCGATCAGCTCGAGCTGCGCCCCGCGGTGTTCACGATCGAGCGCCGCGGCGCATGCGGGATTGATCCACAGCACCTCGAGGCGCTCGCGCGCGCCATCCGCCAAGGTCCGTTTTTCGAAGCGCGTCCACTCGCAAAGCATTTCGTCGTACAGCGGATCCGGATAGCCGGAGAGCACCACCATCGATTTGATCTGCAACAGCGCATCGAGCATTGCCGCATGCGCCTCCCGATCCATCTCATGCCGATACCCGTGCGTGTTCGCCGAGCGGCCGATCAGCGACGAACGAGTCTCCGGCAGATACGGCGGATCGAAATACAGCAGCGTCGACGGGGTGTCGTAGCGAACTAACAACTGCATCGCGTCGATCCGCTCGATCGTCACCGAGCGCAGCCGCTCGACAAATTCCGGCACCGAGCGATGCCAGTTCGCCCACGCGTTCGAGGGCAGCGCACGCGCGTCCGTCATCTTGGCGCGGAATCCAGTGCGACAGCCGCGCGAGGCGCTGTCTGATCCATGCCCCATGAACGACAGAACGATCATCTTGTGGGCATCGTCGACATCGTCGATCGGCGCGCTGTAGGACCACTCGAATTCGTCGCGAGCATAGAGCGTCAGGCCAATCCGCCGCTGCAGCTCCGATGCCTTCTCGGGATCTCGCAGCACGCGGAAGAGATTCACCAGCCGGCCGTCGAGGTCGTTGTAAACTTCCGCTGGCGATCGCGGCTTCCGGAGCAACACGGACGCCGCGCCGCCGAACGGCTCGACATAGATCTGATGCCTCGGAAAGAACGAGATGATCCACGGCGCGATGCGCCACTTGCCGCCATGCCAGCGCAAAACCGGTCGCGTCGGGGCACTCATTCCCCGCCCCTCAGCATTCCATTGAAATCCCCGCCCGCGCGCGCGAAGGCGATGCGAATGGTCAGGCCCGGCCGCGCGTAGCGGCGGGCGGCGCGGTCCATCGCGTAGTGAGTCAGAACAGGGTCGCTGTCGCCGTCGCCGAGCAGGGTCAGGTGTTCGACGCTGTCCGGAATCAGCAGTCCCGGCTTGTCGAGATCCGGCAGCGGGCCCGGCACGCGCTTGGGGTGCCCGTTCGGCTGCTTTGCCGTCGGGTGCGCCAGGTTTTCGAAATGCGGCCCGCCGAGGTTGCCGAGATCGCCGGCGGCCCACCAGGCGTAATCGTCGATGCTGCGGCCGGCGATCCGATGCGCGGTATAGACCGAGCCCACGGTCTCGATCCCCTCGCCGATCACCAACACGCGGGCCTGGCACGCATTCGGATCAGTTTGCGGGTTTGCGCAATCGCGCAAACTCTCCCGCGCAAACAGGATATGCGCGCCCGCCTTGCTGCCGCGCATCTTCTTCGCCGGCAGGATCTCGCCGGTCGCCGGATCGATCAGCTCCAGTTTTCGCGGCGGATCGGTGTCGGTGAGATAGGTGAAGTGCAGCCCGCCGAACCGGCCGTCGCCGCGAATGAACGCCGCGATCATCGCCGGGCCGCGATGCAGCACCGCGCGACTGATCCGCCCGCGCTCGTCCTCTTCCTCGCCGTGGAAGTAAGCCGCGGCGGGCAAGAAGCGCAGGCCCGGTGTCTTGTCCGGCAGGATCAGCCCGCGCGTCGCAGTCAGATATCGCTCCGCCGGCGTGCCGCGCAGCGGCTCGGCGCCGTCCCACATGTTCCGCAGCCGCCGCCGCTCCTGCTCGCGATAGCGATCGGCATCGGCCTCGCGCTTCAGGCGCTTCGCCTCGCGCTGTTCGGCCAGCCGCGCCACGGCTGCGGGATCTGCACTGCGCTGCCCGCCGAGCCGCTCGCAGGCGTCGACAAAGCTGCAGTTCTCGATTTTCTCCACAAGCCGGATGACATCGCCGCCGTCGCTACAGACGGCGCACACCCAGGTCTCGCCGTCCGCCTTCACCTCGAACGCCGATTTCGATTTCGCGCCGCCGCCGCACACCGGGCACGGCCCGATCATTCTCGCGCCGCTGCGCCGCAGGGTGACATATTGCCCGGCGACCTCCGCCACCGGATTGCGCTCGCGGATCTGCGCGAGATCGGCTTCGGAAAAGCGGCGGGCAACTCCAGCGCTCATCGCTGCGCCCTCGCCTTCGCCTGCGGGAACAGCGCCTCGTACACCGACTGATCGACGCGGATCTTCTCGATCAGCCGCAGCACGCCGGCAAACGCATTGCGCCGCTCGGTGTAGTGCGCCACCCACCCCTTGCCGGCATCGGTGCCGGCCTCGCCGCGCCAGCGCACCAGCCCTGCCTCGGCATCCCGCATCGCGCTATCCGCCGCCAGATACATCGCATCCAGCGTGGTCTTCCCCGGTGGCGGCAGAGGAGCTTCATTCGGAGCCGCGGTCATCGCATCGAGATCCCCACGTCGACGCCGCGCCGCCGCCTCTTACGCCTGTTCCACTCCCTTGTTGCTTCGGCCTCGGCGCGCTCTTCACTCAGATCACGGCCGTCGTCGTGAACACACGGGCCATGCGTGAAGCAATCGTTGCAGACCCGCTGCCACATCGACAGATTCATCCGCTCAACAAAGCTGTCTGTCGATCCGCAGAACGGGCACGGTTTCGCCTTAGCAATCCTCATCCCTTCGCCCTCACCGGCCGCAGGCCTGCGGCTTCGATCCAGTCGCTCACTTGGCCGCGCGACAGCCGCCGCGCTTCGTCGCGATCGCGCACCGGGCGCCAGCTGGTGGTGCTCGCCTCCGGCAAATTCAGCCGAAAGCACGCGCCGCCACGATCGCCCTCGATCTCCATGATCTCGCCGACCTGCACCCGCCCCAGCACCACCGCCTCGCGCCCCAGGCCGAGCCGCTGAAACGTCACCGGGCTGCGCGGGGAATCGGTCATTCCCCCGTCTCGCAGATCAGCCGCGCCGCGACGCCGAGGACGCTGGACGCCTCGCCGCTCGGCGTGCGCTTCATCGAGCGGGCGATGTCTTCGGCCGGGCAGCCGTATTGCAGCAACATCGACATCAGGATCGCCGCATCGCTCACCAGCGCGTCGATGTAGGAATTGACCTTCTGTGCATTGATGAACACTTCCGCGACGGCGCGGAGCTCGCCCGTCTCTGGGTCGCGCTCGCGGCCGATGCCGACCTTGAACGGCAGGTGATCGTGCTCGACCGCGATCATTTCGTGCTGGCGACGATTGGCGAGGCGCTGGCGGAACGGCTCGACCAAAGCAAGCCGCGCCGCATCGTTTGCTGCGCCCCAACGCTTCGCCATCGTGCCCGTGCAAGAGTAGCTGCGCTGGCCGCCGCGGTAGTCCGGCACGATCTGGTCGGCGATCTCGACCGAGCGCTTATCGAGCGGCGCTTGCTGGTTCATCAGTCAGCCCCACTCACTTCGTCAGCTTGGCGATCGCACGCTGCTGCGCGCGGGTGAGCTTGAGGCCGAGGCCGGACAAGTTCGCTTCGAGATCGTCGGCGATGCGGCGAGCTTCCTTCCGCGCGGGATCGGACTCTTCGTCCGATATGAACTTGGCGGCCACCTCGTCCGTCACCGCGCCGATCTTCGCCAAATCCCGAGCCACGGAGGCGCGCAGATATGTCCATCGATCGAACCGATCTAGAAAAATGTCCCTCGAATTCACCGCCACCGATCCAGACGGGAGCAACGCATAGACATAGTTCTGGCCCTCAAACACTGTTACGGCCCTTCGCACCCGCGAGCCCATCGGCACCAGCTTCACACCAAGAAACTCACGGCTGCGCATCGTCATGGTTGCTCTCCTTGTTGAGGGGCAGAAACGCCGGCAGATCGAGCGGCTCGGCATCGGTCTCCCCTCCCCCTTGCGGGGAGGGGTCGGGAGCTTGCCGCGGCGAAGCATCGCGAAGCCGGGTGGGGGTGCCGCGCGTCGCAACGCCCGCATCGATCGCCGTCGCCACCCCGGTGAATTCCAGCTCATCACCCCAGCTCACCCAGCCGGGCCGAAGGCGGCGCGCGTTGAGTTCGAGATACGGGCCCTCGAACAGCCGCTCGGCGCGCGCCAGCCATTCGTCGGGCTTGCGGCTATGCTCCATGATCGGCGCGACGATCAGTTGCCGCACATCGGCATGGAGCCGCTTCGGCTTGCCCTTGGTGGCCAGCCAGCACATTTCCGGGTTGGCCCGGCTCCAATGGCCCTGGCCGAAGTGCCACAGCCGATTGTCCGCGATGTCGATCGACACGCCGTCGGCCAGCAGCTTGGCGATGATCTCGTTCGCCCGTGCCGTCGTCTTCACCCAGGTGAACAGCACCGTGATATAGGTCAGGCCGAAACGCCGGATCAGCTCGGCGGCCTGATCGAGAGCCCAATCCACCACCCACATGCCGAGCGCGCCGCCATCGGCGAGCAATTCGCCGACCGGCATCTGCGCGATCGCATCCAGATCCTCCGTCTTGTAGTGCATCCCCGCGCTGCGCCCGGCGCCGGCATCCGACCAGGTCGCGTACTGCCATTGCGGGTCCATGCCGATGAAGCCGAACTTGCGGCCCTCGCGGACGAGCTGATGCAGATCCTCGACCCGGCCGCCGGAGACGGTGCGGGCCGCGTGGTTGTCGCGCCGGCGCTGGATGTCCGCGGTCTTCTCCGCGCTCTTGATCGGATCGACGATGATCGCCTTGCCGGACGCGAATTTTTCCCGCGTCGCCTGCAGCAGCTCTTCGAACGCATCGTCGGCGAGCTGCGCCGCGGCCGCGGCGCGGGCGGCCAGCTTCTTGTCGATGCCGATCTCCTTCAGCGTCGCCGGCGGCGGCGCCTCTTCGGATTCCTCCGCCGCTACGTCCGCCGCAGGCCGTCGCCCCTGGCTCTGCACCGCGAGCGTTCCCGCCTCCCGCGCTTCCGCCAGCATCGCGCCGAGCCGCCGCTCGGCCCGCACCTGCGTCACCTGCGCCTCGATCAGCAGCGCGCGATCCTTGATCAGCTTGGCCTGCAGCTTCACATGCTCGAGATCGAGCCGCATCGCCGACCACTCGTCGAACGACTCCGCCCGCGACAGCCCCGCCGCCAGCTTCGCCAGCACCTCCCGCGCCTCGGCGTATTGCGCGAGCACGTTCATGCGCGGTCACCTGCGGGCTGATAAAGCACACCAGCCCGCCGCCAGCTTTCACGCTCGATCGCATAGACGATGGCGAGGCCGGCTGACGTTCCACTCAGGGCTGACCACGCCCGGCGCTCCCAGTAGTCGAGCGAAACAAATCTGATCGCGGCGGCCTTGATCACTGCATCGCGATAGGCCAGCACCAGGCCATACGGCACACCAAACGCGCGCGCGATTCGGAAGAACGGATAGGAGGTCTCACCCACGGCGCACCTCCTCAAACACGAAGAGGCATCAGCAGAAACAGAGCGTCGTTTCTGCCAACGATCTCGAACACCGCGGGGTCCATCGGCCCAGCCATCTTGATCCGAAGCACATCCGCGTCGATTGCTCCGAGCATGTCTTTGAGGAATTCGCCGTTGAACCCGATATCCAGACTGAATGGGTCGCACTGCTCAACATCAAGCCGATCCTCACCATCGCCAACGTCAGCGTTGACGGCGGACAGTTTCATCTCACCACCTTCAAACGAGAGCTTGATCCCGCGCCCGTTCGACTGCGCGCGATTGATGAGATTGACGCGGTCGACGCTCTGACGAAGCGCCGCCGCCTCAATCAGCGCAACGTGCGAATTGGTGCCTGGGATTGTCCGGATGTAGTCAGGATACCGCGCATCGACCAACTTCGACCGCTTGGTGATGCTTCCGACCGTGACGGCAATCGCAGCGCCGGTGATGTGTAGAATCGCGTCGGCCGCCGTCTTCGCGTCGATCATCCGGACGATGTTGTTCACCATCTCGACCGGAACCAACACCGCATCAAACTCAGGAGTCGGCACGCTGCCCATGGTCACCATGGCAAGCCTGGCGCCATCGCACGCCACAAGCCTCAGCACACCATCGCGACGCTCGAACAACGCGCCACGCAAGTACATCCGTTCCTTTCCGGTGAGCATGGCAAATGACACCATCCCCAATGTCCGCCGCAGCAGCGCCGCCGACATCGAGAAGGTCACGCCGCCATCGACCTTGACTGCGTCTGATGGGAAGTCTGCTGCTGGCAGCGCATGAAGCGTAAAGCGCGACCGACCACACCGCACAACAATGCGCGCATCGTCATCCCATTCGATTGTGATGTCGCTGCCGGCGGGGAAGTCGGAGACCAGCTGATCAAACAGCGCAGCTGTAACGGTGATGCCCCCGTTCGCATGGCCCGCAGCCGGAACGACTCCGTCAATCGCGCTGTCGATGTCTGTCGCCATCAGGCGCAAGGTCTCGGATTCAAAGGTGATCAAGACGTTAGTTAAGATCGAAGCAAACCCCTTCCCGGTCTGCGCCGCTCCGGCGGCAACCTGCCGCAGCACAGGCTGCAAATCGTCCCGACCAACAGTAACCTTGCCCTGGCTCATGCGTTTAACCCCATGGCTCTCCGATACTCATCCTCGCAAGCTGCGACGCTGGGGTATTTCGGGCTGATCCAAAGTTGAAGACGATGCTTCGCATCATCCAGCAGGCCGGCCCGAAGGAGGCTATCGACTTCATCGACAAAGACGAAGTTCGTCCGGTCTCGCAGTTCGCTTAGCAACTCGATAGCGCCGTCGACGTCCGCGGGTGACGTATTCAGCGCGTCCAACACCGTCGAAAAATCATCTTCCATCGCTAATCCCCTCGCCGCCGTCAGAACGGAATCTCGTCATCGAGATCGTTGCGCTCGGCGCCATAGCTCTCTTCGCTGGCCGGGCGGCCGGCGCCGGAGGATTCCAGCATCGTCAGGCTGCCGCGGAAGGCGGCGAGCACGATCTCTGTGGTGTAGCGATCGGCGCCGGATTGATCGGTCCACTTGCGGGTTTTGATCTGGCCCTCGATGTAGACGTTCGCGCCTTTCTTCAGATACTGCTCGGCGATCTTGCACAGCCCTTCATTGAAGATCACGACGCGGTGCCATTCGGTCGCCTGCTTGCGCTCGCCGGTGTCCTTGTCGCGCCAGCTCTCGGAGGTGGCGATCCGCATCGTCACCACCGGCTTGCCGTCCTGCAGCCGCCGCACCTCGGGATCGGCGCCGAGCCGGCCGATCAGGATTACCTTGTTGACGCTGCCGCTCATCCCTGACGCTCCCGCGTGTTGCACAGTTCCTGGTAGGCATCGATCCGCACCAGCTCGAGCGCGCTGGCCGCGTGCATCCGCCACAGCGGTTTCTGCTCGTCTTGCGCGGCGAGCAGGCCTTCCAGCGTCACCACCATGCTCATCGCGCCGAAGCTGGTGCGCGGGCCATCGCACGGCCGCGCATCCGCCCGCCGCACCTCGGCGGCCACGCGCATCATCCGCTCGGTCCAGCGCGGATCGCGCTGCGCCGAAGGCCGCGTGATCACCTCTTCGGAAAGCACGATCAGTTCGTTCAGCGTGGCGGAAAACGGCCGCGTCGCGGTCATCAGCTGGCTCCGGCAATCAGTTGAGGAGCGTCGCGCTGATCGCGATGCGCCGAGCGCAGCAGCCGCTCATAGGCGAGGATCGCCAACGCGATGAATTCTTTGCGGTCGATGCCGACCAGCGGCACCAGCGCCAGCGCCTGCACATACGCACTGAGAAACGCCATCAGCGGCAGCGCCTGCACCTCGTCCGGCAGCTGCGCGACCATCGCCGTGATCGTGGCCACCTCGCCCGCCAGCGCCTGCTGATCGCGGGTGCGCAAGTAAGCCTGCCCGGCTGCGATCGCACGCGCGGCCACGAAGGAGAGTTGTTCGGCCGGCGAAAGGCGGGCGGCGGCGCCGTCAGGTCGCGACATCGCAGCCCCCGCGCACGAAGCGGATGAAGGTTTCGACTTGGGTGTCGAGCCAGGCCCCGATCAGCGCCGCACCGCTGCCGATGGCACCGAACGCCAGCAGCAACAACCCCACCGATGAGATCGGATGCAGCGCCACGAAGTCACACGCGCGATCCAGCGGGCTCATCGGGCGACCTCACCGCGCAGGAAGGCAGCGAGCTTCGCCTTGTCGTTGACGTAGTAACCAACGCCGCGCTCTCGCAGCACCAAAACGCCCGAAGGCAGCTGCCGTCGAAGCTCGGTCACATGGCTCTCCGCGTAGCCCTGCGACACCCCCTCGCCATTGCTGAGAACACAGCGGATCGACGAGTCGCTGACCGTCTGGCGCTTCAGCAGCAGCCCTGCGAGCAACAGCAGGCGTGCGCGGGTGGTGCCGGTGAACGGATTGAAAGGCGGGGCGGGCTCGGTCATTTCGCGCCGATCCGCTCTTCAAGCCGATCAATCCGCTCGATTTCGGCGACGATCAGCGCGCCAGCACGAACGAGATCGCGGCGCCGATCCTTCGGCTTCCACCATTCGTGCGACCAGGGCCACAAACTCGATAGAAGCGAGACGCCTTCGGTGGCATAAGGGTCAACCATCATTGACAGCCGTTGAGCCGGCAGCGCGTAGCAGGCCGCCGCAACGGCCAAGTCGCCGCCGCTACGATCGTCGTGCCGCGCGCCCCAGCCCTCGACATCAATCTGGCGTTTCCGCTCCGCCGCGATATCGTCCAGCGCCCGGCTCACGGCCGCACCCCTTTGAGCAGGTAGCGCTTGCCCCAGCGTCCAACACCGCTGCGCGGATAAGTTTCGCGTTTGCTGCCGCTGTGGCCTCGCCCGCCAGAGCGAGCGCCGTGAACCAGACGGAGCGCTTCAGGGCTGGCGACTGCAGCCGGCCGCAGCAGGAACGACAGAATGGCGCGGCCAACTCCGTACCGATCGAACGTCCTCATCCCGAACATCACACCCCTCCCCGGTCAGCACGGCCGCCCAAGCGCGGCCGGAACTGATTCAGCTCGCGCGCGGAAAAGCCGGGCCGCTCGCCGTAGGGGCAGGCCTCGGGGTCGAAGGCGGGGTCGGCGGCTTTGCGGCCGAGCGCGCGCGGCAGGCAGCGCTGCACCACCGCGATCATCAGCGCCGCGGCGACGATCAGCAGCGCCGCCCGGGCGATCAGGTCGAGGGTCTGGATCGCGGCGTCCATCACGACACCGCCTTTCGGCGCGCTTGCGTGACGTCATTGAGGCGATGGCGGGCGCCGGTCATGCTCGCGCCTCCCGGTTTCCGGGCAACCATCGCGGCGCGACGTGATGCGCCGCGCACCACTGGAGATACGCCCCATGGAGTTGAACCGCTCCGCAGACGGACTCGCCACCGAGCTGATCTTGGCCGGATGGAGCCTGACCATGATGGCCCAGGCCTTCGAGGATCTGGCGCTGGCCTTTGCCAAGGTCGATCCCGCCGCCGCCGACAAGGCGATCCACGCGATCGAGGTGCTGGCCGCCGACAGCCTGACCAAGTTCACCGATCACCCGCCCGAGGGGGTCGCTCTGCCGCGGCAGGCGCTGGTGCCGGTGGCGCAGAATTTCCGCCAGATGACGCAGGGCGCCCGCCAGGCGATCCGCGACGCGGCCAAGCCGCCGAACTGACAGCCAGGCCGTCACGACACCGCCTCCCCGTCAGCCGCAGCGGGAATTGGTTCGTGTTCGGAACCATTTCCCGGCGCCTCTGGGACAGCTGGTTCAGCCGGTAATCCGTGGAGCCCGACCAGATAATCCCGCTGACGCAATTCCTCGGCGATCACCGCCGAACTGAGCTTTGCGAGCGTCGAGGAGCGGACGTCACGAATTCGGCCGTCGCGGGCCTTTGCGTGGGCGGTTGAAGCCGGAAGGCCAGCCAGCCGCGCCACATCGTTCATCGTCAGGCGCACCGCAGCGGCGCGCTCCTTGATCTGTAGGATGTCTGTGATAGGGTGCGATTGCATAATTGCAATCTGAAATCTGATTCGTCGAACTCTCGCAAGCGCAATGTTGCAAGATGTAGTGGAAACCTTCCCGGTGCATACTCTCCGTAGCGCAATCGCTACGGATAGAACGCACTTGGCCAGGAAGTCCGACGAACAGATCGACGCACGCGTCGCCCGCATGCATCGCGATTACCTCCACAACGTGGTGGCAGAGACCAAGAAACAGCCCACCACCATCGCCAAGCTGCTGAATATTTCGCCGTCGACGCTGACGCGGATCTACAGGCCGAAGGACGGTCAGATCTCGAAGATGAGCGCCGGCACCCTGGCCCGGCTTGAGGAATTCTCCGGGCTGGCCGCGCCGAGCCTGGAGCCTGAGCCGCAAAAGCAGCCGTCCGAATTCCGCGAAGACGCGACGCGCTACGAAGCCGATGCGGGCGATCCGACGCTCGCCGCGATGATCGCCACCATCATTGGAAACAAGAAGAACATTGATCCGTGGGTGATCCGCAGCCGCAGCCTCGAATGCGCCGGCTTCATGCCCGGCGACGTGGTGCTGGTGGACCTATCGACCATGCCACGGGCCAGCGAGCCGGCATGCGCCCAGGTCTATAACTGGCGGGGCGGCACCGCCGAGACCGTGATGCGTATCCTGGAGCCGCCCTATCTGGTGGCCGCCACGTTCGATCCCGCCTTGCGCAAGCCGCTGTTGGTGGACGATGACCGCGTCATCGTCAAAGGCCTGATCCTGCCGCACCGCCTGCGCCCGCGCCCGAACTAACCCCCACCGAAGCTTCGCCATTTCACGCGGTGATTTGCCCCGGCCGCATCCGCGCGCGCCCACAATTGCTTTCACGTGAAACATCGACGCAAGTCTGATTGCGTCGATTGCAACATGGAATTGCATTAATCGAATTTTGCGCTATCGTTGCATCGTGCGCCGGACGATTTCGTCCGCGCCATCCGGGCGACGACGATGCAAGCCAGCCGTACAGCCAGCGATCAGGTTAGTTCAGGCGTTCGGCCGCTCAGACCGCAGCACCCGGTACGTGCGCCGGCGGCCCAGTGCGACGCCGAGGCCGAACAGCAGCACGCTGCCGATCAGCGACACACCCGCTTGGACCTGTTGAAATTCCGTTCTAGCCGCGATGTACGCCACGATCGCGCCGATCACCGTCAGCACCAGCAGCATCAGGCTGACGATGCCAACCCACGTCATGCGCACGTGCTCGATGATCACCGCGGCTTCCTGGCCGGCCTGCGCTTCCTGCCGGCGATAGGCCCATTCGCGGCGCGCCAAGACAATCGCTGGAACGACGACAAAGATGGCGAAGAACACCAACCCGGCGACGATGGACTCATTCTCCATTTCACCCCCCTGTGCTCAATCGAGCCCGCATTCTCTGGCGAGATCGGCGAAGGCTTTCGGCGCACCGAGCATCTGGAAAACCACCACCGCGCTGACACCGTCGGCGGTTTCGACCCGCATCGCCGTTTCCTTTCCCTCGCGCATCGCGCGGACAAGGCTGCGCGGCGCCGCAATTTGGATCAGTCGGCCACCGATGGCGACGCCGCTCAGCGCGACCACCTCGCCCTTATCGACCCTGAACTTGAACTCGAACCGATCGCCTTCGTTGATTGGCCGCGCGTAGTCGCCGAGCTCCATCATCGCCAGCGACAGCGTTTTGCCGATGCAACGGACGCCGAGCGCCGCACCGCCGGACGTCGTCAGCGCGATGTAGCTGCCGCCGTCGCCGAACCGATCTTCGCGCGCCTTGGTCACCCAGCTCCCGATTTGCCGTCCCGAGTAATCCGCCTGCGCCGCGCCGCTCAGCAGCAGCGCCGCCAGGGCGCTGAGAACGATTTCCCGTTTCATCGTCGCAACCTCGTGTCCTCAACCGGGAGTATCCTGCCATGCGCCTGAGTTCCGTTCCAGCCGCCGCGGCGGCGCCGTCCACCGCCGGCCGCGGCCCGCTCGCCGAGCGGCTGCTGCAGGGCCGGCTTGCCCGGCTCGGCTTCGCCGTCATCGCCGGCACCGATGTGGCGTATCTCGCCGACGCCGAGCGCCGGCTGATCATCCGCTTCGAGCGCACGCCCGCCGGCCGCATCGCCTATCGCGATACGCTGGCCAAAGCCCGCGCCGTCCGCGCCGCCCACGACCTCGGCATCGCCCTGCACCGCGCCACCCTGCTGGCCGGCCTGCAGCCGACCCGCTTGCACTGACGGGGGCGATGATGGTGCGCAAGATCGAGATCAACTTCGCCGAAGACGTCGAACTGACAGACGACATCGAGCAGCAGCTGCTGCAGATCGCCGGTGAGATCTGCAGGGCCTACGAGCTGGCGCATCCTGGCCGCGTGATGTGGCCGGCCGGCATCGGCGGCAAGATCACCTTCATGCCGCTCACGGCGGAAGACGAGCGCGAGCGCGGCATCGAGTTCGACGACGACACCTTCGAAATCGATTGTTACGCGCGCGAAGGCGACGAAACCGAACGCGCCCGCCACACCCCGCCGCCATGGCGTCCGCAGCATCCGAGCAAGCAGGCCGTCACCGCCGTCGCCCTGCAGATGCTGAAGCCGACCGTCACCAACGTGAGCTGGGGAGCGCGCTGATGTCGCAAGACCTGCTCGCCTTCCCGCCCTATCGCCCCAAGCTGCCGCCGCTCGACCGCGACGATCGCCACGCCGCAATGCTCGGATTCTGGTCCAGCAACCGCAATCTGACCACCGAGCAACGGCTGGAGTTGATCAAGCGTTTCGGCCTGATCGACGACACCAAGCCCTGGCCGTGGCCACGCGCCGCCAACGACGCCACGCTGGTGATCAGCGATCAGCAGCTCGACCGCGTCCTCGGCACCGTCGCCTGCGAAATGGAGCAAGGCTGATGGCCGAACCGATCGTCAAAGTCGGCATCAAGATGCCGGAGAGCTTCGCCCGCGCGCTGCGCGACTACGCGGAAACCAAGGGCGTCAGCATCAGCGCCATCTGCCGCGCCGGCGCCCGCCACCAGATGGCCACCGGCGGCCTCGGCGACGCCCTCCCCTCCCCCTTGCGGGGAGGGGTCGGGGGCCTGCCGCGGCGAAGCGGAGCGGAGCCGGGTGGGGCTGACACGCGCGAGGCCTCCGCATGACCCCGCTCCTCGCCTCCGCATCCGCCGATGGCGTCGCCGTCGTGATGTCGCCCGTCGTGCCGAAGAGCCACGACGATCCAAGCTACCGCAGCCAGCGCGCCCGCGAGATCGCTGCGTTATTCGCCCAGCGCCTCCGCCCGCCACCCCGCAGCGCGCCGGTGCTGGTGATCACGGAGCAGAGCCATGGCGCTTGAGATCATCGTCAGCCTCAACGGCCGACCGATTGCGACCGCCTGCGCCGTCAACATCAGCGATCTCGCCAAGCTGTCGGACTACAAAGTCACGGCGTTTGAAACCGCGAGCGCCTTCACGCCCGCGGCGAGCAACACGTTCAAAATCGAAGCGCACAACCACGAGCAATCGTGCTGGGCGCTGGTCGAGAAAATCGCCTCACGAGCGAAGGTTAATCCAGGAGAGAGCAGCATGAGCCAAACATCCATCAAGCCTGAATTTGCTCGCGCCAACGGACCAAACTGCGTTGGATGCATCGAAGAGAAAGCAGACGTCATGCTGACGTTTGGGTTCGGCACCAACTTCACCGACGTGTTTCTTGATCGACGCCTCGCGGCATCATTCCACGAAGAACTCGGCCGGGTTCTGAGCTCAATCCCAATTTCATCCGCACCTGACCGCTCCAGCGAACAAAATGGGTGATCGAAAATGATTTCTCACCTGGAGCCGGGCGGCGATGAGGACTACGTCGACCGCTGCATCGCTTGCGACATCCCCCTCAAAGAGGGCGACGACGTCTACAACGACGTAAGCGGCGGCATCATCCATGCGGAGTGCTGCGGGCCGGACCGCGAGTGCTACGTGAACCTCGATGACGGCAGCCCGATCGGCCCGGACGAACCAATCCCGCAGCCGTGGAAGTGGTCTCCGCTTCCTGCTTCTCAGCAAGATCCCAAATGACCACCCTCATCGCCCTCGCCGCCTTCGGCCTCTTCGTCGCAGCCATCCTGCACGAAGCCCGCGCGCTGGAGCGGGCGGATGCGGACGAGCCGCAGGAGCCGTCGCGCCCATGAGATCGATCTCGCCGCGATCGTTTTCCGGCCTGCAGCCGCGGGGCCTTCGCCTCGAAGCAGCGGCCGAATATGTCGGCGTCGGCAAGACCAAATTCCTCGAATGGGTCGAGGATGGCCGGATGCCGGCCGGCAGGCTCGTGGATGGCTGCCGGTTGTGGGACCGGCTGCGACTTGACGAAGCCTTCGAGGCGTTGATGGATGACGGCAGCGCCACCCCCAGGCCCGGCACGCGCGCCCCGCGCACCGACTGGAGCAACGTGGTGTGACCGAGGCCGTCATGCCCCCGCTGGATTGCCGCTACCTCTACAAGGACACCGATCGCCACGGCAACGACCGGTATTATTTTCGCAAGCGCGGCCAGCCGAAGATCCGCATCCGCGCCGAGCCCGGCACCGCCGAGTTTCACCAGCAGTTCGCCGCCGCCCTGGCCGGCCAGCCGCTGCCCGGCAGCCCTGCCCCGGCGCGGCCACCGGCGCCGCGCGTGGTGGTCAATTCCCTGCGCTGGCTGGTCGAGGAATATTATCGCCGCAGCCAGGAGTTCCGCGCCTATGACGAGTCGACGCAGAAGGTGCGCCGCGCCATCCTTCGCCTCTTGTGCGACGAGCCGATGCGCGAGGGCAGCCCGGACCTGATCGGCGAGATGCACTGCGAGCTGCCCGAAGAGGTCGTCATCAAGCTGCGCGATCGCAAGGCGCTGACCTCTGTCGATTCCGCCAACATGCGGGTGAAGGCGCTGCGCCAGCTCTACAAATGGGCCGTAAAGGTACAACCCAAGCCGCTGGTCACGCGCAACACCGCCAAGGCGGTCGAGCTGCTGGAGCGGATCGAGACCGGAGGCCATCACACCTGGACGATCGAGGAAATCCAGCAGTTCAAGCGGCGCCACCCGATCGGCACCAAGGCGTATCTGGCGCTCAATCTGTTCCTGCTCACCGGCCAGCGGCTGTCGGACGTGGCGCGGCTCGGCAAGCAGCACATCCGCCGGCCGGAGCATGTCAGCGAAGAGATGCGCCGCGCCCATCCCGGGCGATGGCTGGCCTTCCGCCAGCAGAAGAACCGCCGGCGCAGTCCGGTCGATCTGGTGATCCCGATCCTGCCAGAGCTCGAGGAGGTGCTGGCGGCGTCGACCTGCGGGGATCTCAATTTCCTCGAGACCGAGTTCGGCCAGCCCTACACGACCAAGGGGCTCGGCAATTGGTTCGGGGACAGGTGCGTCGAGGCCGGCGTGCCCGGGCGCGCCCACGGCCTCCGCAAGGCCGGCGCCACCATCGCGGCCGAGCGCGGCGCCACGCCGCACCAGCTCATGGCCATCTTCGGCTGGAAGACGCTGCAGCAGGCCGAGCTATACACGAAAAAGGCCAACCAACAGCGCATCGCCGGCAGCGCGATGAACCTGGTCTGGTTCGGCCAGACCGTGAACGAAGGAGGAAAGCCGAAAAAGGCCAAAAGACGCGGGCCACCGGCGCAAATGTGA